CGCAAATAGTCGCCATCACCGTCCTCGCTCTCGCGTACTGTGTCGTCCTCGTCGTCCTGTGGTTCCGAGACTGCCGTGTCCAAATTGACGGACCGGTAGCGACGACGTTCCAAGAAGTCACGCACGGATTGCAAACGGACGACCAAACGTTGGTACCAAGAATGTGTCATAATGTGGTGGTATAGTTTGGATGCTGGTCGGTTCGGGACCCGTCCACAAATTCAATTTTTTCTCGGTGTTGCACCGAGAAAAAATTGCCTACGGCCGAATTTTTGCTGCCTACGGCCGAATTTTTCCTCTGTGCTTCCGCTTCTCTACAACGTCTTTGCAAACCACGTAAATACATACGCATAAAAAGGGTAAACGCCGAACCATGGATCGCTTCTTGGACCCCATCCTGGCCCGAGGTGCCAAGAACGTATCGGAGGCAACATACCAAGAAGGCATCACGCTCCTGCAAACGCACCAAGATGACCCTACCGGTTGCGAGCTCTTGTTGCACCAGATGTTGTTTTTGTGGCCGCGACGGCCCGAACTCTACTATTTCCAAGGATGCATGGCGCTGCGTGCTGTCGGCCGAGAAGGCGGCACCTGTGCGGTCATGATCGCGCTCTCGTGGTTCCAACGGGCATTTCACGAGTTTTACCGGGACCCCCATCCTGAAAACTGGCACCCGTACCACATAGAAAACCTCTTGGACTTTTTCAAGCTCTTGTTTGACCACCACTATACGGACTATATTTCCCATGTCATGGAGACCCACGTGGAACTGTTCCGGATATTGTCGTCGCCCCCGGCCGACCTCCGGTGGCTCCTCTTCTTGGGAGCTTTTTACATCAAAACCAACCAATTGAACCAAGCCGACCGCATCTACGCCCATTTGCTGTCATTGGAACCTGCCTCCCGCGACCTGGACTACAAGATATGCAACAACTGTTTGATCCTATACACGCGTATGGCGAGGTTCAACGAACTGCCGTGGTTGTTGAAGCGTCGGTTTGACGTCTGTCACGCCATGTTGGAGGACCCCGCGGTGGAATTCGCGACCAAGGTCAACGTCTACTGCAGCAACATGCTCCAATACGATTACATGTACCACGACCCGACCGAACGTCAAAAGATGGTCGGCTACGTGGATGCGTATTTCCCCGGCCCCGGCAAAGGGGAAGCAGAGACGAGTCCCCGGGATTTCTCGGACATGGCCCCCGAACAGCGGCCTCCGTCCCTTTCGCAGGAGCCCCGGCGGCAGCAGCGACCCCTGCGACTCGGCTACCTGTCGTCGGATTTCGTGGGACACGCCGTGTCGCATTTCATCTTGCCCATCTTGGCGCACCACGATGTGGACCGGTTTGCGGTGGTCCTGTTTGCCACACAAAACTACGCGGCGGTGGCGGCGGACCCGGTGTGTCAACGCCACTGCGTCGTCAATCTGCAGCATCTCTCCACGAAGGACGCGGCGGCCTATATCCGGGGGCTGGGCATAGACATCTTGGTGGATCTGAACGGGTACACGGAGGGGCACCGGCTGGACGTGTTGGCGTATAGGCCGGCCCCGGTCCAAGTGGCGTATTTGGGTTTCCCGAACACGGTGGGGTCGGCGCGGCTCTGCCAGTACCGGTTGACGGACCACCTGGCGGACCTGCCCGAGTCCCGCCAGTGGTTTGCCGAAGAACGCGTCTACCTGGACCGGCGGGGGTTTCTCCTCTACCGTTCGTTGGCACAGGACCGCCCTCTCCCGTTTCGCGACGGCAATTCGCCGTTCTTCCCCTGGACCGTCTTGGGGGCCCTGAACCGTGAATCCAAGAATTCCGACGCCGTCTTGGCCTGCTGGCGCGCCATTCTCATGCGCGCGGCGCACACCATGCTCTTGATCAAACTGAGTACGGTGGAAGACGACGCGCACCACCGGGCCAAGTACCGCACCGCGTTGGCGGGGGTGGCCGAGGACCGCGTGGTCTTTGTGCCCTACGGGTCCACGACCGACTATTTCCAGTTGTTTTCGGTGCTGGACATGGTCTTGGACACCTTCCCCTATGCGGGGACGACGACCACGTGCAATGCACTGTACAATTCGGTGCCGGTGGTGACCATGGCCCACCGCGACCTGCACGCGCACAACGTGAGCGCGGCCATTGTGGCCCGGAGCGGGTTTCCCGAACTGGTGGCCTGGAACCCCGACGAGTACGTGGACAAGGCGGTGGCCCTGGCCATGGACACGGCCCGGCGGGCGGCCTATCGGGGCAACGAGGCCGGTCCCGGCACCATCCACCGGGGTTTCGTCGCTTCCATGGAGGCGGAACCTTTCATGGAAGACTATGAAGCGGCGCTGGAGAAGATGGGTGGTCAGGGGTCCGGGTCCGGGTCCATCTGAAACAAATAGCGGTCGCAATGGCACAGAGCATGCCGGCTCATTTCGCCCAAGAGTTCCATGTGGCTGGTGAGCAAAAAATTACCGCAGAAGCGGCAACTCACCGACTGCAAGGCCAGGCGATAGTCTTCGGTGGCAAAAATCCAGTGTTCATTGAGGGTATCGTTCGGTTCCACCCCGCCGAACCCGTTGCGTCGGGACAAGGCGGCGAGGATGTCATTCAGGGTCGCACGCATCTTGGTCGCATGATGCTGGACAAAATGGGTGCGGTCGTACACCAAATACGTCTTGACCATGTCTTGGAGTTCGGTAAATATCGGCAGGCGCCGCAACAAGAGACATTGAGCGTCTAGATTTCGCATGGGCCGCGCTTATTCTATGGACCGAAATTCAAATTCAAATTCAAATTCAAAATGGACATAAACAGGACGGCACATATTAGACCAAGATGGGACCCGTCCAATCGCACTACTTTACGAATCACTACACGGAGACGCCGCATAGTGCGACGTACACGTACACGCGCAGCAACCGGTTTGGCGCGGTAGAATCCAGACATACCATCGCTTCCCCCGACCAAAAGGTGCGCAGCATGATCACCTTCAGTGACGGACATGGGTATGTCGTCTCGCTGCATCGTCGCGGGTGCTTGGCCAACAATTTGGCGGATTATTACACGGGGGCTCCTCAGGACGGGTTCTATGAGGGGAATTACGGTCATTTAGTGGACTCGCGCGCCTGCACCTGTGGTAAAGGCTGCAGTTTACACCAGGCGGTGTAGAGCACATTATATGCCATGATAATATATAGTATCATGGCACATCGGTTTTCTTTTTCAGGTAACAAAATCACTTACAATGGTCAGCCTATAGATACCAACGACATTGTCACCGAGGAATTAAAATACCGGTTTTTCGCGGACATATGTAAAGATGCTTACGAAGCCCCCGTCGTCAAAAACATATACAACATATTACAACAATGCTTGAATTCGCCCATTACAGGCAATTACAAGTCGGTTTTAGATAAAATAGATGAAAAATACTGGCCGGAAGGGGACGATAAAACGTCGTTCATCAAAGAGCGCACCATCGTGGAAAACAACCTGTTGAAAGCGAGTACCGACGACGGAAGCACCTTTACCCAAATTTCGGATGCCGGCACAATATTCTACGAAAGCGGCATGGGACCCGAAAGAGTGACCAGAAATCAACGTCTCCATAAAATCGCGACACCGGCCACCATCTTGGACACGGCCACCAAGGATTTGAAAAATGTGGAGTTCTATCCCGACCGGGCCAAAGACACGATTGTATTTGACGAAACATTCATGACCGCCTTGGGATTTCCCCGGGGGATGACCTGGTCGTCCAATTTACTCTCGCTCACCAGTGTTCCGCAATACAACGTCACCATTCAGTACCCCGTTCCCACCAATCCCACGGTCAGCAGTGTCGTCAAACCGTTGACCGAGGTCAAAGAGAGACCCAGCCGTTTTGGGGAATTTGTGGGATATTCCAAGGGAAACACCGAGAAGAACAAGGAAATCAATTCCATGACCAAGACGGATTGCGAGAAAATCATTAAAATACTGTTGACCAAGGAATTGGGCGACGTGGCGCAAGTCTGGATGTATTTGGCGTATGTCATCATTCAAAAAATGAACCGCATGGACGCACTCATGGTGACCGTGGACCATGTGGTGTTGTTGTTTTGTGCGATACTGGATTTGTCGTGCATGTATACCGGAGGGAGAAGTGGGGTGACCCAACGGGGCAATTGCCGCCTGATTTATTACACTGCCGGTGAAGTGGATTATTTTAAAAAGCTATCCAACATGCTGATGATCAAATACAAATTAATACGCGAGTACAATGAAGGTCAACTTGCCGGATTAACCGACATATCCAACGACATACGCAAATTCAAATACATTACCAGCAACATCGGGAGACAAAAGGGGCAATTCGGTACCAATTTGAAGACCGAATATGGCGATTTTCAGGTTGCCACCGAAAAAATACCCGGCATCCGAGCCGCCTTTCAGAAGACAGCTCAGGTCATTGCCGAGAAAAACGCCAGCCTTGAAAAGGACTTTAGGGACGTGATGGAACGTATCAAGGGCATGGACATCAATAAGGGCAATATAGACAGCATCGTTGAGAAGTTTAGTACGAAAATCACCGGTTACAAGCATGCGCACGTGATAACCAAGGTAAAAATACCCGGTATCGGGGATACTATTCAGAACATGTATATTCTACTTCCCGGGGAATTGTTGACCGAATATGCGGCCATCGCCGGTATTCCTGCTTCGTCATTGCCCACCAACATTGACGACTTTATACAAACCATCTTGAACGAAGTTCAAAATTTAGAAGCAACCAACAAAGCTCTCAAAGAACGCAAAGTGAACCCCAATATGAAAATTACCAAGAAGTTGGCGGGTCCTCGGACGGCGAAACCGAACGCAACCCAAAAACGCGAAGAACGCATCAAAGAGCGTGTGGGTGAACAGGGGAAAGCCAGAGAAACCCAAATTGCCCAACGGAGAGGCGTCCAACCCGCCTCTGCCCGAAAAACGCCCACCAGTGGCAGAAAAACCGCGACCAAAACCCGGAGATCTGCGTCCAGGAAAATGAGGGGCGGTGATGATGACGCACGCGTTTTGGATATGAAGGACAGCGGCATCGGGTACTACGAATGTTTGATTTTGTTCGTTCTGTATTATCACGGAATTAACGACCCCATTGCCCTGCCCGTACTGTATGACGTGGTTCTTTCACGCGTTTCTCCCAACAAGAATTTCAACGATGTCTTTCGCGGCATATTCAAAGGTTCCTCCTCCAAGAACTATTTCAACGAGGTCTTTGACCAATTTTCCGACGAGGAAATCATGGCCACGGGACTGGAATTGGCCGACACCTATTTCTCTTTTTCAAAACCGCCCGGTCCGGGAAGCGCCAAGACTTCCGTTGCACCTGCACCTGCACTCGCACCCGCACCCATAGAGGCAAAGAGCAAGGATAAACATACCCCTACCGGGGTAGCACACAGTCCAAGTGAATTGAATTAATCGGTCGTCATATAAGCAATCAGATGTCTTTTATTTTTGGATAAACCACATCCCCTGCAAGAAACAGTCGCACAGGTCGTCCTTTTTCTTGCTGGCGTCCAAGGTCGGCTCCCAGGGTGTCAACCGGGGGTCGGTCGCCAACAGTTGTCGGGTATAGATGACCGCGTCGCGCTTGTGCTCCTTGTATTTTTGGGCCTGGTGCTTCTTGGCGTCCTCCGTTCCTTTCGCAGCCGCACCTTGGTCTCCCGCAGAAAACCCCTTGAGTTTGTTCTTGGACGACACGAATTCTATGTGCACCCCGGGGTACCGCATGAGAAAATACATCATAAGTTCGCCCTGAATCGTCATCATCCGCGAGGCAATCGTGCTGATCTGGTTTTCCAAGAGCACGTGGGTCGGGGGATGCGACCAGGCCGCTGCCCGGGCGTCCAGCTGCCGGATCATGTTGCGCCCCAAGGTGATTAAATCTGTTTGCCGCGCCGACAGAGGGGCGGGACCCTGGGTACCCACGGGCACATAACACACCCGCTGGAAATGATCACATAGTGCCTCTATGTAGTGGGCTTTGGTGGGGCGAGGAGTCGGGGGCACCGCCACGGCACAGGCGGTGACCAGGGCGGCCAGTTTATCACGGTTCAGCGTGTTCAGCTTGGACCGCGTGTAGGACAGTTTGGGGATGAGCCACCCGTTCTGGGCATTGGCCCGGGCCTTGGCGTGAACCTCGCAGTAGTACTCACCCGAAGGGCCTTGGGGATGCGTCCATTTGGCCAGTTTGCCGCAGATGCGGAGGTCGGCGGAGGTCCCTCCGCTTCCGCTTTTCCCAGTCCGTACCTGTCCCACCGCACACGTGCAGGTCGTCGGCGGTCCGACCCTTTCTTGGTCTTGGTGCAAGAGGTCCACCAAGGTCCAGTCTTGGATGGCCACCCGGGAACCGTCTTCCACCAAGAAGCAGTAGGCGAGGTTTTTGATGCCAATATCAAACGAGACAATGTGGCGCGCCCCTACGGAAGGAGTGACGAGAGAAAGTGGAGCGGAGGACATCACAGATAGACCATATATAGGGGCCACCGTCTATGTGGATTCTGTTCTTACCAAGAACATGTATAGGATCCTATACATGTTGTTCATGGGCCACGGACCTTACTGGATGGTGGGAGCGGATTTGCGCGCCTGCAGCTGTTCACGGGTCAAATACAACGATTTGATGTCCGACGACTCGTACCCGGGCACGGTCTCTGACGAGGCCGAGTCGTTGAGCGACGTGAACATGTACGGGATGTTGCGGTTCTGGGGGGTGGAGGATGCCGGGGCCTGGCCTTGGGCCTGGGCCAAGGCCGCCGCCGAGAACCCCGTGTCGTTGGCCGTCTCGCGGAAATTCTGCGCAATCACGTCCAGCCCGTGCTTCTGGAGATGGCGGCGGTACATCCAGTTCGGCGACATGCCCGCCCCCCGAAACTGGGACGCGTTGTCCCGCCAGTACTGGCGGTCCACGACGGATTCCGGCGTCCAGGACGACATCAGCGACCGCCCATCCTGCATCAGCGGGGGGAACTGCGGGTAACGGTTGTTGGTGCCGTACCCCAATTTGGAGGCCGGCAGCGTCTCCTTGATGTAGGCCGGGTAGGCCGCATCGGTCATTTGTGCATCCAAACCAAAGGAATACGAAAACATCGCGGGAAGCTACAGCAGCTAAAAGTCTACTATATGGGTAGAAGAAAAGGGTTGGGAGCGGGTTCCGGACCGATACCGGCCACCCCCGAATTCGTCGGACCGTATAATATGGAGTCCGAGCCCGAATTATTGACACTCTTGGACAACATCCGGATCAACTGCGTTCTGTATGCCAATGCCCACCGCGAACGTTTCTTTGTCTTGCATGCGTCCCTGAAATACTATAAAATCCCTGTCTTGGTACTGTCGTCCTTTTCTTCGGCCATCAGTTTGTCCCAAGACTACATTCAACAGCGCACCATTACCATCACCAATACCATCTTGGGCTTGGTATGTTCCATCATTGTCTCGGTGGAACTGTACCTCGGCATCGGTCGCGAAATGAGCAGCAGTGAATCGGTGTCTAAAAAATTCCACGCCCTGGCCACGGAAATATCCAAGCAAATCACGCTGTACCGGGTCCATCCCAGTACGGACATTTTGCCGTACATTGAAGCGTCCTATACCGAGTACAGCAGTCTGGTCACGAATTCGTCCATCATCCGGGAAACGGTCCAAGACCAACTGATGAAATTGCCTGAACCTCCGTTATCGCAAAATGACCAAGGTGGTACTGCGACTAGCATCATACGTCGTCTTTCCACGATATCTGGCATCCAGGCCTTTAGGCGTTCGTCTAAATATACGCCAGAGGCGGAGCAGGCGCCGTTCCCGACCCCTTCTTCATCTCCTAGTCCACCCCCGACCCCGAATACACTGCTGAATCTGGGGCCTCCTCGGGCCGGCGCGGAAAAATCGCCCTCTCACGACGACCAAGAGGTGGACCCCACCATGTTTGAATTCCCGTGAATTATCTTCATCCGTGTACATTAGGAAGTACATGTTTGGCAATACTCTTCAAAACAGTCATCCAATATACTGTATTGAAGCGGAGACGGGTGAATTGCCCATCTTGGTCCCGGCTCAGTGTACCGGTGACCCGGTCTCTGAGCGTGACAAATGGATACTCCCTGAGGCGACGGCCCTCACTCAGACCATGTACACTATTCCCCGGGTCATGTTGACCGATGCGGTCACAGCGTATCGTGAACCCGGTAGCCTCAGAATCGTGCATCTCATGAAATTGATAATCACGTTAGTATTGGTTTTGTTCATTATCATCGCAATCATTTACATTGTAATAAGTTTCCCTGATCGTACGTAGAGGGATTTTACTTGCGCGCCTTGGGGCTCTTCTTGGTACGACGCACCGTCCGGCGATGCGCCCCCGGCAACATGTTGAGGCGATGCTGCATGATCTTGGCCTTTTCGGCCGTGGACAAATCCGGGGAAATGCCGACCAGACGCTGCATGACCCTAAAGCTCTTGCGCATGGTCTGCATCATTTTGGCGCCCCGGGGCGCGGACGCTCCTCCTTTCGTTCTTCGCGTTGACGACGGCATTATATCCTATATGAAGATTTTAGCCTCCTCATATAGTAGCAAATTGGACCGCGACATGTCGCAAAAGACTGGGGCTGCGGGATCAGCCACCGACCTCTACGGCGAAGTCTTCACACCCCCCGTATTAATTCATGAACTCTTGGATGCCCTGCCCCCCGCCGTATGGACCGACCCCGCCGGGAAATGGCTGGACCCCTGCGCCGGGCAGGGCAATTTCTTGGACGAAATCCTGCCGCGGCTCATGGCCGGCCTCGCGGACCAGTTTGACCACGACGACGCCGCCTGCCGTCGCCACATCTTGGAACACATGGTCCTGCAGGTGGAAAAGAATCCCGCTAATGTCCGCATCCTCCGCCGCAAATACGGTGCCCGGGCCCACATCGTGGCCGGGGATTTCCTGGCCCTCACGGCGTCCGACCTGTTGCTCCCGGGCCCGCGGGCCCAATCCCGCCCCCACCCACTGACCTCCCCGCTCCACGCCGAGCCCCGTTTTGACGTGGTCGTGGCGAACCCCCCGTACCAAGCCCCGAAGACGGCGACGTATGCCGGCTCCGCCGGAAACCGCACGCTCTGGGACCAGTTTGTCCGCCGCGGTCTGGAACTGGCCTCGGAGACCGGCGTCCTGGGATTCATTACCCCCGCCAACTGGCGACGTCCCGCCCATCCGCTCTGGTCCGCCCTGCGGGAGCGGCTTCTCTACTTGCATATTTACCACAAGCAGGACGGCATGGCCCTCTTCAAGGTCCAGACTCGGTTTGACCTGTACGTGGTCGCCGGCACCGCGCGCCCCCCGGAAGCCACCATCCCCCTCGTGATAGACGAACGCGGCGTCCAGCACCGCGCGACCCTGCATCCCCGGGACTGGCCCTTCTTCCCCAATTTCATGTATCGGATCCTCCGTCCCCTCATCGTCCAAGATGCCGACGCCGGCCTCGCCGTCCTCCACGACGCGTCCACCTATGACGCGCGCAAACTGACCCAGCGCCCCACCACCGCCCACCCCTATCCCGTCGTCCATACCCTCACCAAAAAAGGGGTCGGACTCCGGTACGCCGCCGAACGCGACCCCCGGCAGTTTGGCGTGCCCAAACTCATCCTCAACGTCAACGAAAAGCAATACCCGGTCAACGACTGGCAAGGCAAGTACGGCATGTCCCAATTGTCGTTTGGGATCCCCGTGCGGAGCCGGGCCGAAGGCGAACGCTGGATGAAGTGCATGGCCAGCCCCGTCTTTGCCGACGTGCTGCGGGCCACCAAATGGGGGTCGTTCCAGACCGACCACCGCATGTTTTCGTATTTCCGCCCCGATTTTTGCGAGAGGCTAATGCGGTCCGAAGACCGGTACTCCGACCGGTACTCGGGTTCCCAAAGACGTACCAAGAAACGCACCCGTCGGGTCGTCCCCGAATCCTAGGACCTGCAAAAATTGATTGCGGCGGCGGCCCTAAAACGATATGACCCTATCTAAATATATAGACCATGATTGAACCAGAAGACGATGCGTTCACCGTGACGACCTGGGAATCGCGGCACAGCGGCACCGACGACAACGAAGACGACGAAGACGACGACGACCTTTACCCGACCATTCGCGACCAAGTCATTGACGACATTCAGCCCGAGGTGTTCCTGGAAATAGACGATTATGTCCCATACCACCTCTTGGATTACGCGTCGCCCTCGTTCCACACCAACATGCTGAACGATGTGACCGACGCCATTTACGACGCGGTCCTGAATTCCGGCATATGCGAAGACACGGACAGTAACCACCAGGAAATCGCCGAGATGGTGGCCGCCGCGTCCGAGACCTACTTTGACAGCGCCCGGATTTATCCCATACGTTCGTATCCCCCGGACACGGACCCGGCCACGCTCCAACGCACGCGCACCCCCCAGGAGATTAAACGCCAAATTGTTCACCTGAAATCCCTCCCTCAACCGCCGCAACGCACCCCGGAATGGTACTCGTTTCGCCACAACCTCCTGACCGCCAGTTCCATTTCCGACGCACTGGGCACCCCTGCCCAAAAAAACAAGCTCATCTGCGAGAAATGCAAGCCGGCGTGGGGCGCCGGGGACAGTTCCGGCGCACCCCCGGTCGCCACGGCCCCCAACGTGCTCTCCGCCACCCACCACGGTCAAAAATACGAGCAGGTCGCCGTGATGATTTACGAAGCCATGTACCCCGGCAACCGCGTGGACACCGACTTTGGCTGCATCCGTCATCCAGACCACGCCTTCATCGGCGCCAGCCCCGACGGCGTCGTCGTCGCCGGACCGCGCATGGGCCACATGCTGGAAATCAAAAATACCGTGTCCCGGGTCATTGACGACACGCCCATTCTGAAGCACTGGGTGCAGTGCCAAGTCCAGATGGAAGTATGTGATCTAGAGTACTGCGACTACCTGCAGACGTGCATCGGCGAGATTTCTCAGGAGGCGTTTTATACGAAAGACGATGCACCGACGTGGAAGGGGGTGATCCTATACTTGATTTCTAAGAAGGAGGGGGCGGCCAACTACAAGTACCTGTACATGCCGATATCAGACGCTTCTCGGCAACCTGGCCCCGTCGGCGGCGTGCCCGGTGCGGTGGAGGCGTGGACGCGGTCACAGATGGCGGCCTACGCCGACGAGTACCACCTGTTTGAGACCCTGTATTGGCGTCTGCAACATGTGTCGTGCGTCATTATTCCGCGCAACCGCGCGTGGTTCCAGGCCGCGCTGCCCTACTTTGCCGAATTGTGGGCCACCGTGGAACACGACCGCGTGCACGGGTACGAGCACCGCCTGCCGAGGAAACGGGGGGCGGCCGCGGGCGGGGGCGCGGGCGCGGGGTCCCGCATGTGCGGGGCGCTGTACAATACCATCGTGAAGCTGGACGCGTGAAAATGCGCGAAGGTGCATCAAACCGGATTTACATCTTTGCAAGCCTGCAAAGATATAAAGTTTTTTTATGAATGTATGCAATAAGGAACGTGCCCCTCTATCCGCTGCACTTACCATGTCCGTCTTTGAAAACACCTCCGAGATGTACGTGACCAAGCGCAACGGGAAGAAGGAAATCATATCGTTTGATAAAATCCTGCAACGCATCAAGAAGGTGGGCAAAGAGGCCAACATCCAGATCAATTACACGTCGCTCGTGATTAAAATCATTGACCAACTGTTTGACGGCATCCAGACCGATAAAATAGACGAAATTTCCGCGGAGCAGTGCGCCTCCATGGCCTCCATCCACTACGACTACAGTACGCTCGCCAGTCGGCTCATCATTTCCAACCATCACCGCAACACGTCGGATTCGTTCTCCAAGACCATGAAGAAGCTGCACGCCGAGCATCTGCTGAACGACGATTTCATGCAGCACGTGAATCACCACGCCAAGCAACTGGACGCCATGTGCGACTACAGCCGCGACTACCTGATTGACTATTTCGGGTTCAAGACCTTGGAGCGTTCGTACTTGTTGTCCATCAAGCGCAAGGTGCACGAGCGTCCCCAAATGATGTTCATGCGTCTGGCGGTGGCTATGCACGGCGGCGACCTGGACCGGATCGCCGAGACGTACACGTCCTTTTCGTTCAAACAGATGATTCACGGGACGCCCAGTCTGTACAACGCGGGGTCCAAACGCGAGCAGATGTCGTCGTGTTTTGCGCGGGGCACCCTCGTGGACACGCTGACGGGCCCGATTCCGATTGAGAAAATGACGCCGGGGCAGCGGGTCGTCACGCACACGGGCGAGGTGCGGGAGGTGACCCAGCTCCACGTGAACCGGCTCGGCGACCACCGGTCGTTGGTCACGGTGCATTTTCACGCGACGCGGCCCATCACGGTGACCGACGACCACCGGTTTTGGATCTACAACCGGGTCGCCGGTGGCGCGGACTGGAAGGCGGTGCGGGACCTCGGCCCCGACGATTATGTGATGGTCCCGAAGAACCGTCACCTGACGTACGTGCAGGACGAAATCAACATGAACAAGTTGGCCGTGGACACGGAAATCAACAAGTTTTTTGGGGTTTGGTTGCGCTACGGGGAGTATCTCTACTACGACGACTCCAGTCGGAACAGTATGGAGGACCGGACCCAGCCTCAGGGTATCCAAATTATTTTGCCGACGGCCTGCGACCAGGCGGTGTATTTTTGCTGGAACATTCAAAAAATGTTTGGCAATGTGAAGATGGAGCGGTCCGACTACGACAACGGCTATACCATCATTCGGTACGTGTTCAAGGAGATGGGGACCGACTACATGACCTGGTTCGGCAAGGACCGGCGCATTCCGACGCGGATGTTCCAGTTCCCGACCCTGTGGGTCCGGGCCTTTTTGTCGGGGTGGAATATCACGGGGGACACACTGACCGAGGCGCAGGTGCCGCCGGAGATTTACACGCTGTGCCGCATGCACCAACTCAACCATTTAACCTTTGTTCCCCTGGATTACGTGGAATGTGACGAGGTGGTGGAGTACGAGAATGCGATCTATCTGCAATTTGTGGCGATGGAAGCGGCCAGCGTAAAGGCGGATCCTATACCTTCCTTGGACATGGATATTTCAGGGTCAGAACCGAAGGTTCAGGAGGTTCCGGAGGAACCGGAAGAGGTGGATGCCTCCGGGTCAGAGGTTCCAGTGGATATCTCTGGGTCAGAACCGAAGGTTCCGGTGGACGTTTCTGGGGTTCCAGTGGATGCTTCGGAACCGGTGGACCCCGAGACCCCCGTGTACACCCTGGGTGTGGAGGAGGACCACTCGTACTCCGTGGGCGGCGTCATTGCCGAGAATTGCTATTTGATCGCCATGGAGTCGGACAGCATTGAGGGCATTTACAACACCCTGAAAGACTGTGCCATGATTTCCAAGTACGCGGGCGGCATCGGCCTGCATATCCACAACATTCGGGCCACGGGTTCCTACATTGCCGGTACCAACGGCACCTCCAACGGTATTGTTCCCATGCTCCGGGTGTTCAACAATACCGCCAAGTACGTGGACCAGTGTGTGCACCCCCAGACGGTGATTTATACTACCCGGGGTCCGGCCGAAATCCAGGACGTGATGCAAGGCGAGACGGCCATTTTCGGCATGAACGGCGCGGCCGAGACGGTGGGCAACGTCCTGGAGCATATTTACGACGGCGCCATGATGGTGATTCGTACGGACCACGACGCCGGTCCGCTGTATATTACCGAGGCACATCCGCTATTCGTGCTGAGCCGGTACGATACGGACGGTCTCACGGCGCGGGAAATTCAGCACATGCTCAACCAGCGTCGGGTCACTCCGGAATGGACCGAGGCGCGGTTCGTGGGCGTGGATGACCGGGTCGCGTTGCCCATCCCGATGCACGCCCAAGACGTGGCCGAAATCACCGAAGACGACTGTTATATCTACGGCCTGTTGGTCGCCGCGGGGTCGTTTGTGCATCCTGCTGAAGGCGACCAAGCGACCAATGTGACCGGCGCCAATATGTGCCGCTTGACCGTGGACAAGCCCCACGTCTACGAACGCGTGGCGAATTACCTGTTCGCGCGGGTCGTCTATCAGATTACGAAGGAGGGTGAAGCCAGGACCTTTCAGTGGATTCGCCCCCATCATCTGCCGTTCCGATGGAACGATCTGTACGCCGAGGGGCACACGGGTCTTGGCTCCCCGCGTTTGGCGCCGCGGTGGCTGGCGCTTCCCATGGTCAAGGCGCAGTTTATCTTGAAGGGGTTGGTGGACGCCATGGGCACCATTGAAAAGGACGTGGTGTTGAAGCACGGGAACCGGATGTGGGCCGAGGCGGTGCGGTTCCTCTGCCTCAAGATGGGGGTGTTGACGCGTACCGTGCCGGAAATGGTGGGCGAAGACCTGCTCTATGCCGTCCATATTCCGGCCACGATAGACATTTGCGCGCTCCTGGAGTTGCAGTACGACGGCCGCGAGCCACCGTTTGTCCGCCACGACAACTGGCTGTTTTCGGTCGTCACTTCGGTAGAGGAGACCGAGTACCGCGGCACCGTCTACGATCTGCAGATGACGCACCAACACGACTATTTGCTGAGCAACGGGCTCGTCCACAACGGAGGCGGCAAGCGCAACGGCAGCATCGCCATTTACTTGGAACCGTGGCACGCCGACATTGAAATCTACCTGCAGATGCGCAAGAACCACGGCGAGGAGGAGCTGAAGGCGCGCGACCTGTTTTACGCCATCTGGATGCCGGATTTGTTCATGAAGCGGGTCAAGGAGAACGCCAAGTGGACGCTCTTTTGCCCCCACGAATGCCCGGGTCTGGCCGACGTGCATAGCGAGGCGTTTGAGACCCTCTACGCCAAGTACGAGGACGCCGGGAAGGGCCGGGCCACGGTCAACGCCCGCGACCTCTGGTTCAAGATTCTGGACGCCCAGATGGAGACCGGGACGCCGTACCTGGTCTACAAGGACGCGGCCAACCACAAGAGCAACCAACAGAACCTGGGGACGATTAAAAGCTCAAATCTTTGTGTGGCACCGGAGACGACGATTTTGACGGACCAAGGCCATCTTCCTATACAATCCTTGTCTGGGCAACGCGTCAATGTTTGGAACGGCGAGGAATGGAGTGAGGTGGAGGTGGTGCAAACGGGCAAAGACCAACCTCTGATTGAAGTTCATATCCAAGATGGCACCGTGATGCACTGCACCCCTTATCATAAATTCTACATTGAAGTGGACGGTGAAATACGTACATTGGAGGCCCAGCAATTGGAAAATGGCATGGTCCTTGCCAAATGCTCCTACCCCTCTGACTATTCGGCCACCGTGGATTTTCACTATGTTATCCAGGTGGTGGATAATGGGCGCATAGACGATACGTATTGTTTCAATGAACCCAAGCGCCATGCCGGCATTTTCAATGGAATTTTCGCTGGGAACTGCTCGGAGATTATTGAGTACAGCGACGAAAACGAGACAGCTGTGTGCAATCTCGGGTCCATCGCGCTGCCCGCCTTCGTGGTCCTGGACCCCTCGGGTCAGGCGCCGCCCACCTACGATTTTGAGAGCTTGCACCGGGTGGCGCGCATGCTCACCTACAACCTGAACCGGGTGATTGACATCAACTATTATCCGACGCCCAAGACCGAGCGCAGCAACTTCCGTCACCGGCCCATCGGCATCGGGGTCCAGGGTCTGGCCGACACGTTCATGATGATGGGCATGCCGTTTGGTTCGCCCGAATCGCGCCGGCTCAACCAGGAGATGTTTGAGACCATTTACCACGCGGGTCTCGTGGAATCCTGCGAACTGGCCAAGGTCCACGGCCCGTACGAGACCTTTCCGGGGTCGCCGGCGTCGGAGGGTCGGCTCCAGTTTGACCTCTGGAATACGGAGCCGCTGCGCTCGCCGTCAGGCGGGTCGCCGTCCTACCGATACGACTGGGACACCCTGAAGGCCGACATCCGCAAGCACGGCCTGCGCAACTCGCTCCTGATGGCGCCGATGCCCACGGCGTCCACCTCGCAAATCCTGGGATACAACGAGTGCATTGAGCCCATCACGAGCAACATTTATTCGCGGCGCACGTTGGCCGGCGAGTTCATCGTCACCAACAAGTATTTGATGCGCGACTTGATTGCCCTGGGTATGTGGAACGAGAAGATCAAAAACCACATCATTGCCAACCACGGCAGTATCCAGAGCATGGAGTCGGTCCCGGCCGAGATTCGTGAAAAGTACCGCACCGTGTGGGAGATTCCGATGCGGACGCTCATTGACATGGCGGCCGACCGCGGCGTCTACATTGACCAGAGCCAGAGCCTGAACCTGTGGATGGAGGACCCCACCTACAGTTCGCTCACGAGTATGCATTTCTACAGCTGGCAAAAGGGGCTGAAGACGGGGATTTACTACCTGCGTCGTCGGGCCAAGCATCAGGCCCAGCAGTTTACGATTGAGCCGGAGAAGGCCCAGATAGACGCCCCCGAAGAGGAGGAAATTTGCGAAATGTGTTCCAGTTGAATCCCCGTAACATGATACCAGACAAACACATATAGGATCTCCCTATGCTATGACATCATATCATGGATGTCATCGCATGTCTCACACCCTTCTTTCCGGAGGATGTGGTTCGCTGCATTACGTCATATTTAGTCATGAAAATACCCCGCGACGACCCGCGGTACATCGTGTTGGCACGCCACGTTGAAGCCAGACGAGGCAAAATACGCACACTGACTTGGAAAAAGGACGGGGCGTTTCGTGGGTATCTCATCTCGTTTTACCATGCACCGTTGGTTTTGCTTATTCAACAGTTGCCGTATTACATCATGTACCAACTCCAAAACATGGTCACGATGGAATATACCGTGACTGCGCAGTAGGTGCCGGTTGATATCGGATGACACCTAAGAACGGCGCAGGCGTGTTGGGACCCTTACGGGTCTCTGCAGGATTACCACAACAGCTTGTCCGCATAGTAGCCGGGTGAACCGACCACATGGCGGTCCTTCTCGTGCCGCTGTTTGTAGAGGCGGCGGTGCCGGTCCGCGACCTCTTTGCCGTATTTCTTCCAGAAAGTGGGGTAGTCGTTGTAGCCCATGCCGCCGCACGACGCCACTTTGACGCCGTCCTTGAACACGTCCAGTTTCTTGGTCGGATTGGTGGAATGTTTCACCGTGACGCCCAGTTTCTTGGCCTGGTCGCGCGTATATTGTGTGATGACGTAGTGGGTGGTTGCCTCGGGCATGCCTCTATAATAGGATCCTATACATTCGTTTGGGGGGTGGGGGGTGGGGCCGGGGGGCTGGATCCCGGTTCCACGTCGGAAACCACTTAAAATTGTCCCGATAGCCATGGTCAAGGTGGAGGATGAACACGTTGAGCTCGGTTATACCGTCCTGGACGGTCATGGGGGGCGCCATGTCCATGATGGCAGGGTTATTTATGTTGAAAAACGAGATGGTGAAGCCACGGATAGCGGGAGCGGGAGCGGAAGCGGAAGCGGAAGCAGACGTGCCGTTCAGTGAGGGAGAGACGGCCGTGTCGTTCCTCAAGTCGCCGCTGTTGGCCAAGGCCACGTCCCTCGTGATGACGGGCCTGGACCTGTATTTGGACATGTATTATTGGGGCGAGAAGCAGGCGGCGGCGTGGTGTGCCAAGTACCCCGGGTTGAAGTGGACGGTGGACCGCTTACGTTACCACGGAGTGCATCTGTGGCGGATGTGGAATCGGTTTCCCACGGAGCCCGACACCGACACCTGGACCTGTGAAATTGAGCTAGAGGGCGTGGCGAACGGGTCCAAAAAACCCGACTTTGTGTACCGCGAGCTTTACCACAAGGGGATGTGTGGCCATCTGTTGAACGTGTCGGCCGGTTCCGAGAACGATGCGGACCGTTTCCATCTCTGGATGTACAAGTCGGGTGGGATCTACCATATGCGCGCGGCCAACCAACATATAGATTTCATCACGACTCCGGTGCCGTCCAAGGTGCGGTTTTTGAGTGTGGAGTACCATCATCCCAAGATGGACCATCCCGTGCCTCTGGAAATCCCGGCGGAAATGTACTATACGGGCAATTGCCTGTTCACGCCTGCCTTTGTGGCCCGGATGCTGAGGTATACGTTGGGCGACAAGTACGTGTTTGATCTCGGGTACGAACTGTATATCATGGACGCCAACCTCCGGTATTTTACGCTGCCGAGTTTCCAGTGGATTGAACTGGACAAGACCATGTATTTGACCCGGGGGTCGCCGTTCTCGGCGATGTGCGTGGGGGTCTGGCCGTCGTTGGAGAATGATGCACCGGAACCGGGGCCGGTGCCGCGGCCGACATGGTGGGGGCGGTGGTCTCGGTTATCCTGGATATGGAAAAGAGAATAGTCCACCCACAAATGGTATAGAAACATGGACCATATATGTGTATATTGTCTGTCAGACATCAATCGCTTCGTTGATGTCTCAGCAATCTTGTTTGGTTTCGGAGGTCGGTGCCGACCTGGAAAATCATGATCATGATAATACGTTGGATCATTATCATGAATGGGAGGAAGATGAGGCGAACTTTCTTTTGCCGGGGGTCGGGACCGAGTCGGAGTCTTGTTTAAAATCGCCAGATGCGCCTGAAGGTGCGCATCTTACCCCCGAAGGGGTTGCCGCTGCGCAGCCGCTTACCCCATTACCAGGGGTTGCTACGCTTACCCCCGAAGGGGTTGATGCTTCGCATCTTACCCCCGAAGGGGTTGCTGCGCTTACCCACCGTTGGAACTACTACTACCATTTGCCCAATGACAAAAATTGGAACCTAGACAGTTATAAAATCATCATGGCCAATATCAGCACCGTACAGCAATTGATCGCCATGAACGAATCTCTCACCGACAATATCATCAAAAATTGCATGTTGTTTGTGATGCGCGCGGGTATCACGCCCATGTGGGAGGACCCCCAAAACCGCCAAGGCGGATGCTTTTCCTACAAGGTCACCAATAAAACGGTCATTACGGTGTGGCGCCGACTCACCTATTTGTTGTGCGGGTATTCCCTCACGACCGACCCGTCCCACATGGACTGGGTCAACGGCATCACGATTTCGCCTAAACGGGGGTTTTGTATCATCAAAATATGGATGCGTAATTGCAATCTCCAGGACCCCGCGGTCATTGTCAATGTGGAACAGCTCATGCGCAACGGATGCCTGTTCAAATCCCATACCCCGGAATTCTAGAGGACGGAGAAAGGGGGGAGGGGCGTGGTATGTGTAGTTCATCTCTAGGTTTCATCCTAGTGATGAATAAGTGTCTTCATGATGTGCCCCTTACTTGGGCGAAATAGAATGAATGACGAGCGCCACCGATTCATGTTGGCTTCCCGACATTCCCGTGGGCTGCCCGTCCATACCAATCCACGTATAGTCCACGTCATTTTCTTGAATGAAATCGTACCACGCTTTCAGTTCCCCCGTCTCGCCATCAAAACCCTCGTAATTGACCAGTTCGTCAAACACGACCATGCAATCCGGCGCCAACAGGTCTTTCAGAGTGTCCAATACGAATTTCGTGGAACTGTACAGGTCGGCGTCCAAGTGCAAAAAAGCGACCTTTTTGTCTTGGCTTGCCATGAACAAAGGCAAAGTATCCTGAAACCATCCCTTGACCAACACCACATTGGCCTTTACGTCGGGCAGTTGACCTTCACGGTTAAATGCTCCGGCATCAAATCCGTCCCGCCATTTCTCGGGCAACCCCTCAAAACTGTCAAAACCGTACACGGTGCCCTCGGTAAACCCGGCAATGTAGTTGATGGTATGTCCACTGAACACCCCAAACTCCAACCACAGTGTCTGGGGGTCGTGCTGCAGTTTCATATGTTCAAACACATGGGTGAGAGGGTACGTTTTCACGTCCGGAATGGATGAAAGGAGACTCAACATGGAAGATATATGTGAACGACGATCATGTCTTTACATCCTTGCAGGCGCCGTCTTCACGATAGGCCCGGATCCACGTTTTCTAGGTTTCTTTTTCATGGTGCGCCGCTTTCCTCCGTGTTTGGATTTTTGTGCGTTGACGGCAACGGTTGTGAATGATAAGAGGTGGGAGGATGGTTGGTAAAATGGTCTATGGCGGTTTGTAGCGCACCCATGCGCTCTTCTGTCACAACGGGGTTCTTGTTGCGCTTTCTGGTCGCTTGATTGACCGTGAATGAACCTGTGGTATCTGGTAAACGCACCTGCGCGGACGTATCTAACAGTTCATGGATGGAAAACCGGCTCATGCTGGTATAGAATATAGGGATGTTTGTGGCCGCTTGGTTGGCCAATACATGGATGAGGTAAGCATAGCAACCCCTGATAATTGAGTAAGATGCGAAGCGGCAAGGGAGTCGCCGGGTGACCCGGCGACGGGGATGATACATATGAGTAAATATCCGTAGTATGTAGAAAGATACCACGGATCACAGAAATGCCATTAATCACCAATGATAATATCCGGACCTTGGTGAAGCAGTACATTACAACCCCCGACAAACTCCCGGCAGGATTGAAGAAACCAGACGCCGCGGGCAACATGGTTCCCATTCCCATCGGGCAATGGGATGTCAGTGAGGTCACGAACATGGATTCACTATTCATGGGTCATACCAATACCAATACCAACTTCAACGAGCCGTTGAACAACTGGAACGTCAGTAATGTCACCAATATGTCCAATATGTTCAATAGTTGTAGGCATTTCAATCAACCGCTTGACCAATGGAATGTCGGCAGGGTCACCAAAATGAAAAGTATGTTTAGCAATTGTGAGGATTTTAACCAACCGCTCAACGCCTGGGCTAATGACACGAGGCGTGTAGAAAATATGGAGAGTATGTTTTATAATTGCAGGAGTTTCAATCAACCCCTCGCTCGGTGGAATGTGAGTGGGGTGCGTAGTATGAAAGATATGTTTTACATGGCCACTCAGTTCCGCCAAAATTTGACCGGATGGGATGTGACGAATGTGCGGCTTCTGGGACTTGGCCTTACATGGGATGTGTATGCAATGCAAATGTTTGATAGAAGTGGTATGCGTGGAAACCGTCACCTATGGCCTCGCTTTGGTACACCACCACGACCTCCGCCACCACCTCCAACAGTAGCCCCTCAGGTGGATCCGCACCAGGTTCACCGCGAATCGGGTAAGATTGACTATACCCAACTCAATGCATTTTACGAGGAGAAATTGGGGGGAGAGCCACCGCTTCCTCCCAGTTATCCCGGGTACATCCAAGCGGCCATGGCCGAGTTCATTGAACAGGGTGAGGTGGGAGCGGACGATGCACCCACCACTGTCTTTGCTATCACCGACCCCCGGGCTCAGCTACGTGCGGGATTGGAACAAATTATGACCACCCGCTTGAACGGGCTGAATTACCAGGAGAAGTCCCCGGTGGTCCTGCAGGCCCTGGTGAACACGGTGGAGTACGTGAAGCGGCAGCCGCCGGCGTTTCAGGGGGCGTATATGGACGCCTTTGTCCAGGATTGCACGACCGCGTACGAAGGGACGGCAGGGATGACCTGTGCAGCGGGAGCGTTGGAACGGGTGATACTGTCGGTGACCAACGCCATACAAACCATGAATTCGGTGGACCAAGGGAACCCGGAGTGGAATACGCTACTGGACATCATTACGGTGAGCCCCCGGACCAAGATCCCGGAACTCATCCGGGCGTGGTACAAGGACCACAAGACGGGGGAGGATGGCCGACCGACGGCTTTCTCGGTGGATGAGCGGAATGCAGAGGGCCGCCGGGACCACCTGAAACGTACCCTATTGAGAATGTACCCCCGGGAGGAAGCGTTGATTGAGGCCATGATTACCGAGATTGCCGATAATATCGGGTACGAGAACGACGATTTCAACGTGCAGTACGGAGGGCGTCGGCGCCGTCGTCGGGTCACCCGTCGCCGAGGGAGAGGGGGTCGCCAAAGGGTCACCCGTCGTTGTAAGCGTAATGCGAAGCGGCAACCCAGTTGAGAGTAAGCTCAGTGTAAAAATTGAATCGTCAATGATATCGGATGACAAGGATCCTATATCATTCGTGGAATATGGTCATAGAACAGTGCGGCGTCTGCTTGGACACCTTTGACACCTATTCTAGCTTGCCGTGTGGTCACGGGTTCTGTGAAGGATGCACCTCCCGTCTCGCGCGATGCCCCTTCTGCCGCACACCTTGCCGTGCCCACGCCGGATCCGAGCCCGGATCCGAGCCCGGATCCGAGCCCGACTTTGACCTCATTCAGAGTGAGCATGTACGCGTGATGGTGAGGGCGGCGTACCGGGTGCTCAATGAACACCAGCTGTGGGACAGACTGCGCAATGTTGAGCCCAGTCGCGAGACGGGATTCGCCTTTTCCCAGGACCCGGATATTCTCTCAATCATGCGTCTGATTGTGGACGACCCCCATTATACCGGCCACAGCGGCGCGAGTATAGGACAAACCATGCAAATGATGTATTTAGTGGCACGCCGAGGATTCGCAGCGCTGGTCCACTATCTGGAATCCGACTAAATGGCCGGCAAGGACGACAGGCAGAGGCGGATGGACCCGAGCGAGGCGCATTCGTAACTGCAGATGAGGGGGAGGTCGTTGCTCAAATACAATTCCACGGTATTGCACAGGGGCGTGCATTTGATGAATTGCAACAGCGATTTCGTGGAGAAGACGCCCTGGGTCACGACCGAGGGGTCGTTGGACCGCTGCACGAATTCGGTATAGCCGTCCGTTTCCGTCCGGTAAATCTGGGTACTGGCGAAATTGCCTTCGCACGAAAACTTGAGCTCCGTGCACGTGTTGCGGATTTCTACCCGTTCCGAGATGGAATTCATGTCGCGGCAAATCTTCTGAAAATCCAGCGACGGCAACGTGATGATGGTGGTGTACTCAATGTCGGGAATGACCAGCTCCTCCAACTCCGGGTCAATGAGCCGCAGTTTCTGGATATAGCACTGGTGGATGTCGCCGTTCTCGTACTGGAGACCCAGATGCGAGACCACGCCACCGTTGTAGTCGTTCTTGTCAATGTAAATCGTGAGCGTGTCGTCGTTGGACATGGTGGAAATCACCTTGAACAAATGCAGCGTATTGGCGCAAATCACGATTTTTTCCGGACCGCACTTGTAGAGCTCAAATTTGTTGGCGTGGAGGACCACGTTCACCAAGATGGTATGGGTCTTGTCAAAGTTGATGATGCGCATGCCCTCCTTGGTGAACGTAATGTTGGCGTCCGTCAAGATGTCCTTGATGGCCGTAATCATGTTGCGGATGGGCTGAATCTGGACGGTCTTGATGAGAAGCACATATTGGTCGTCGTTGGCGGTGGTGGTCATCTAGCGCGTTTGATTCGGAATACTATGGTTGGCATATCCACTTTATGCCGTTTTTTACGCACATTCCCGAATCTCTTCGGAAACGCGTTGCGTCCGTTTTTTTCTTTTTGTCGCGTCTGTTATAGGGTGGAAACATGGACAACGAACGCGTGGCCCAGATTACCCAAGATATCCACAAGGGTATCGCCGAATGCCGGCGACAGTCCAACCAAACTTTGCTAAAGCGGCGGTACGGTACCCTCTCGGAACAGACCAAGCGGGAAATTTTTCAACTGGAAATGTCCATGTGCCTGGAAAGCGCCTACATGACCTGCATCCAACGCGTGAACCGTACTGACCCGGCCCTTTCCTCCATTGAAATATGTGAACCGATTGTCCAAGAATACAAGGTGCGTACTTCCCAGGAATCCTACACCTTTGCCGATTTAAATCGCCCCCTGAAGGGGGCGATTCCAGGGGCAAAGGCAACGTTGCCACGCGCATTTTAAATGCGCGAAGGTGTACAGGGCCTGAAAGAACGCGACATGACAACATGATGTATGTGATCCTATACTTCATGTTGGGGGAGGGGGCGGAGAAGGGCCAGGTTCGGGGCCTTTTTCCTAAATGTACCAAGATGGGGGTGGCAGGGGATTGGACCCCCGGACCCACGGACCCACGGACCCCCGTACCCCCCGGAATCCTATACATTTCATTGGGGATTGGGGGTCTATTTGCTATGAAACATGCTGTTGACGTTGCTGCCGTTCGTGAGGACCCCGTCCATCATGTAGCTGGTGGTACCCACCATGCGATTGAGCGAATCCATCATCCCCGGGGAAATCGTGGGTTGAGACGTGAGAACTCCCGTCATGGCGTTGGGCGTAAATTCCGGTACCGGCGTCCATTCCGGTCCCAGGGCGCCTCCTTGGTACTTGACGATCTTGGTACGCGCGCCCTCTTTGACCAGTTTGCCCGCCGGTTCCATCGGCTGTCGGCCACGGTCGGCGGCGGCAAATGTGGTCCGGTCAAAGAGCTCCCCGGTGGCCTCGTTGTAGTAATATTTGACGCCTTGTACGGTGACATCGCGGTACGCCACCGCCTGTTTCCGCACCACCGTCTTGGCCTGGACCTGGGCGTCGTCTTCCAGGGACGGATACGACATGAAATCGTTGGTTTGGGATGCCGCGCGGTTGGCCCCGAAACAGGCCTTCTTGTCGGACGCGTACAACACGCAATCCACGGAACTGGTCTTGGCCACACCTAAAATCTGTTGACTGATACGCTGCTTCTGGAACGAAATTTCGTAGAGGGTCTCGTCCGTGGTGACCGGCCGTTGCGGGGCGGTGCGACTGAGATCGCTGTTCATCAAATTCAAATATTTCTGGTCCTTCTTCTGGGCCTCGCTAAAGACGGCCAGGTAGATGAAGACTTTAACGGTGCGCAGTTCGGGCGGCAGGTCCTCGTGGCTGCAAATGCGGCGGGCGCGGCCGACCACTTGATCCACCCGTACCATGTTCCAGTAGGGTTCCACGATGTGCACATAGCGGGTATTTTTCAGGTTGATGCCTTCGGCCCCCGCGGCGGTAATCATCAGGACGCGAATCACGTCGCCCATCGTGTTCTTCTTCCCCGCCGTATCGTACGCTTCCAGCTTCTTGGTAATACGGGGAGGCACCAGATCCCACGTCCCGTTGTACACATTACGAATAATCTCTTTTTCTTCCTCGGATTCCGTGCCGGTATAGAGAACATATCGGGGTTGAGAGGGCACCAGGTCGGCCGCCAGATCCCATTCCCCGTCGGACTGTTTCTTGAGTGTGAACGGCTGGAAACCGTGGACGTCCAAGACGAGGCGGAGGATGCCAATGCCTTCCAACGTGCGGAAACTGGAATATACCAAGTGGAGACCCACGTGTTTCTCATTCACAATATTGTCCAAGACGGCGGCGAACTTGGGGCTGTATTTAGGCAAATGTTCTTGGTCCAAATAGTCGGGGGAGGCGATGGCGGACAGGGCGGCCTGGATGCTGGCCGCGCTAGCGGCCTCCTCGCCTTCCTGGTCGTCCACGTTTTCCACTAAATCGTTGTCTCCTGTCCCCTCGCCGGCCCCCCCTTCTTGGTCCACTTTAGACATTTCCGGTTCGGTTGCCTCCGACAACGGCGCGTTTGATTCCCGGCCGTCGGCGGCTTTAGATGCATCGGTGTCCGTGGTTTCCCATTCTCCATTTTTTGAAGAAGACCCAAGAAGGTCCGGGGCGTTGCCATATTTAGCAACCTCTGGCAACGGCGCGTTTGATTCCTGGTCGTCGGCGGCTTTAGATGCATCGTCGCTGGCCCCGGCCTCGGCCTCGGCCCCTCCCTCTTGGTCTACTTTAGACGTTTCCGTTTCCGGTTCGGTTTCCTCGGCCTCGGCCTTGCCTTCTTTAGTAGAAACCTCCGAGGAAGGTCGCCCCGGCGGTTCGGGCCAGGCAAAGTTGCAACAGGCGCGCGAGTAGATCCGATACGTGGACGTGAATTCCCGGAAGAGTTCTTGGCCGGGGGCGGCCGCCGCCCCCTTTTTCTTCATCTTTTGCGCATTGGATTCCTTCTTTTGTTCCTCCATGCGGACGGCGGAATAGCGTTCCAGTTGGTAGTCGCTCATGTCGGTTTTCACCAGTTCGTAGACGTCGCCTTGGTCCGTTTCCACCAGTTTAGGCAACAATCCCTCTTGGGGACTACGGAAGTACGAGGTGAGTCCCAGGATGCGGCGGGCAAAGACATCGGCCTGTTTCATGGATCCCGTGTCCATGTCCACAAACATGTCCAAGAAGGCGTCCTTGTTGTCCGGCAGGCATTTGTAGAGATCCACTTTCGGCGCCACGACGACCTGGAGACCGTTGCGTCGGAGGATGTCCTTGACTTTAGCCACAAATTTGGCGTCGTCCAGGTTGCCGGTTTCGTCCAAGCACACGCCCCGGTAAGCGGGGTCCACGGCTTCCTGGCCCGCGCCGCCGTGGTGGGGCTCGCGGTCACCGACGTACTGTTGGTGCGGGGGGATCACATACTCCTCTTGGGGATTGGGATCCACGTCCATCATGCCGGGGTCGGGGCCGAGGTCCGGCGGCGGGGCTGCGGCGGTCGCGGTGGCCTTCTTGGTCTTCCTGGCCCCGGGGGCCGAAGGCCCTCCTTTAACCCCGGGGGCCGGAGGCCCCCCTTTAGTCGTTTTTCCAGGGGCGGTGGTTCCGACCCCTTCTCCCGGCCCCGGAGGGGCCATGGCCTTCTTGGTCTTCCTGGTCGCGGCGGCCGCCGTCGCTTTAGCCATTTTGGTGAAGGCGGTGGCGGTAACCGGGCCCGGCCGGCACACCCCCGTCGTGTTGTTGACAAAGCCAAACGGGTTGCGAGTCACGGTCAACCGGTTCTGACTGTATTCCACGTAATCCAGGGTCTCAAAGTTCTCGCGTTTGAACATGGCCAAGAGGGTCTCCGTGGTCACTTTAGCCGTCGTTTCCACCCCCAGCGTGAACGTCCAGGTTTTGATATAACCCCGCAACATGTTGTACATGACCGCAATCTCGTTGGGCGTGTTGATGATGGGCGTACCCGACAGGAACACGACCCGGGCGTCTTGGGCACTCATCAAATATTCGTATAGGAGCAAACTGACCGGGGTGGTCGCCGCCACCTTGATGCCGGTGGCCCGTTTAGGCATCCTGGACAATTGGTTGACGATGCGGTTGACCAAATTGTGGGCCTCGTCCACGATGATCACCGCGCCGTCAAACGGATTCTTGGTATAATTGTCCGTCAAATCGGCGAAAATCCGTTTCAGATTGGGCGCATTGTAGTTGATATCCAGGTATTTAGCCCGAATCATCTGGTTCAACTGGTCGTCCACCGCTTTCTGGTCTTCTTCGGACAAATCGGCAAAGGCGGTGGCCTGGGCTGGGGAGGTGGACACATCTTGGCCGCTTTTAGGCGCCTGTGCCATCCACGCCCCCTTCTTCTTGCGCACATAATCTAGCGGCAACGCCAGGCGGTCGGACAATTCGGCCTCCAGATCGGGCTGGCCGACGGTGCGAACAAATGTCCACGCCTGGTTTTTCTTGTAGAGGGGGTCGCCGGCGCGTTTGAGTTCCGTGAAAAAATTCATTTTGAGGGACGCCGGGGTCATCACCACGATTTTCTTGTGCGATTTCATGCCCTCGGCAATCGTGATGGCGGCCAGCGTCTTCCCCGACCCCAAACCGTAGTATAGGAGCAGTCCGCGGTAGGGGGAATACAGGTTGAGGTAGTCGCGGGCCACCCGTTGGTGCACCAAGAGTTCCAGGTCGGCACCCTCGTCGCCCATGGTCTTGAGTTTCCCACAGGAAATGGCCTGTTCCTTGGAGGCCAGTTCTTTCATATAGGGGTCAAAGAGGCGGTGGACAGTGTCCAAGAATCGCTGGCGGTTGCTCATGTAGTAGGGGGAGGTGCGCAACACGGACCTGGATACCGGGGCCGCCGCCGGGGCCAACGGCGGCGCGGCCGCCGCCGCTGCTTTTTTAGACGTCTTCTCTACTTCTGCATCCCCCTCCTCCTCTTTAGACGTCTTTTCTACCGCCGCCCCCGCCACCCCCTCCGCCTCCTCCTCTTTAGGCGTTTCCTCGGTCGCGGTATCTCGCTTCAAGACCATCTTGACCGATTTCTTGGCGACCTTGGATCCCTCTGTTTTCGCCGGTTTGGCTCCCTCGGCGGCCACCGGTTCTTCTGGTTTCTCCGGTTCCTGGACGGCCGTTTTGGATTCCTCGGCGGCCGCCGGTTCTTCTGGTTTCTCCGGTTCCTGGACGGCCGGTTTGGCTCCCTCGGCGGCCACCGGTTCTTCTGGTTTCTCCGGTTCTTGGACGGCCGTTTTGGATTCCTCGGCGGCCGCCGGTTCTTTAGGCGTATCCGCATCGCGAACCGTATCGGCCATCTTGGTCGTCTCCTTGGCCACATGTCCGCGCACCGTACCACGGTTGATGCGTTCCAAGATGACGTCGCGGTCCATGTCGGTGGCAGCACGGCGGTCTTGGAACCCCACGTTGACCCGGATACCCTCTTTCAGCCTCCGGCTCGGGAAATTCCGCGCTTTTAGGCGATCCAAGATGGCTTCCATATAGAACCAAATAAAAATCGCCAAATACCTATACTCTATTTGGTGATTTTTTGGGGTAGATGCGTAGCGCGGTGCGTCCAATCACATCTGTTGCGTCGCGCGCACGGCCACCTCGCACGCAATTTGTTCCGCCTTTTTCTTGATTTTGTGTTGTCCTCGCCCCAGGAAGACCAGGATTTTGCCATGCACCGACATGTGCTCGTGGATGGCCTGAAACGACGCAAACCGTTCTATCGGCAGTGCGTGTTCGTGGGTCAGCCCATGCATACTTTGGCCTAAACACAAATACACGCCCATGCTGTACCCCGTCTCCGGTTGGTACGGCTGTATCTCCAGGTACTCCGGGGTGACCTTGAACGTCTTCTGAATCCGCACCTGCAGAATATTCTTGTAATTGTCGTCGTTGCGGATCAGGTCAATCCAGTTGACGTGCTTCTCAAACACGTTTTCCAAGAATATTTGCGCCATCTGGAACCCGGGGCCGGTCAAGAACACATTCTGAAACCAGGCGTCCTCGTCCTTGACCGGAATCTTGTTGAAATCCAGGAAAATGGCCCCCAAAAAGGCCTCAAACAGGCAGCCCAGCTTCTTCATGTTGTTGCGGGTCTGCTTTTCCTCGGCATTCTTGGACAACACGAACCATTTATGCAGTCCCATTTCGTAGGCAATGCGTCCGATGGACTCGTTCTTGACCAGGGCGATTTTCTTCTCCGTCATGAACCCCTCGTTCTCCTTGGGAAACCGCCGGTACAGGTAGAATTTAGTGATACATTCCAGGACCCCGTCGCCGACGAATTCCAGGCGTTCGTTGGACTTGGTATACAAGGGCAAGCAGTTGGCCGGTTGCGGCATGATGACCAGGTCCTTGGGCGGATGCAGTTGCAAGAGGGGGGAACGCGTGTAAGACCGGTGCACAAAGGCCCGGCGGTAAAACTCGTAGTGTTGGATGGGGACGTCAATGCCGTAGTTTTTCAACAGGGCCTCCACCTCGGATTTAGGAATCATGCGGTTCAGGGAATTGTAGGGGTCATAGATGTAGGTTTCCACGCCGTGGCGCATCTCCATCCGAATGTCGTCGTCGGTGTACATCTGGCGTTTGTATCCCATAGGTACATTGGGGAGACTGGGCGCATTTTGCGCATAGAGGGCCGCCGGCAAATGCGTGGACCCCCCCGGGGCACGGAGAGATGGGTCTTCTGTACAACGGTTGGAGGCGATTCCTCCAGACGTGGTAATGAGAGCAGACATGGGAGATAATGGGTAGCTGGACCAAGAGTACTATCTAGATATCTATTCAATTTTCTATATGGTTTGTGACTCGGCGCCCGTTATTTTGTGCGCGGTAAATATATAAACCACTTGCAAAACATGGTTCTTTCTGGTTCTTGGAAAGCGACGTATCAAAGCAGTTTAGTGAACAGAGACCAGGGCGGAGGCGCCAAGAAGGCGGGCATACCGCCCACGGCCAACATCCCGGATTCCGTGTACAACGCGTACGTGGAGCGCGGCAACGGTATCTTGAGCCTGGTCAACATGCGCACCAACCGGTTCAGTCGGTTCCCCAACCAGAACCTGCCGATGAACATGGTGCACTCCCGGAAGCCGATGATGCACTAAACACCGTGCTCCCCACCCCCTCTCACTCTCCCCCCCTGAATGAATGACATGTATAGGATCCTATACATGTGATTTTGGATTTAGACATCTTGGTCCGCTTGCAGCAAGGGCAAGAGGCGTAAAGACTTGGTGCGTTGCCTTGATAAGCACACGATGCATATTTACGTGGACGAACGCGAACACACCTTGTACAGTGCCCTGGTGGATTTGGTGGCCTACCACCGACAGGCCGCGGCCGCGCCCACAGCCGCTCCTACGATCCAAATCACCAAGAAAGTCCTGGTTTTAGGCGATATCTTGATAGAACATCCCGACGGTCGTCCCGCGCTCTTGGTGGAACGTAAAACGCTCTCGGACCTGTTGTCCAGCATCCGCGATTCCCGGTACGATGAGCAGTCGTACCGTCTGGTGCACGCCTCGGGGTTCCATCCCCACAACATTGTGTATGTGATTGAAGGTGTGATGGGCCAGCTCTCGCAGCAAAAGGACCGGGACCTCGTGTACAGTGCGTCGTTTTCCCTCAACCATTACAAGGGCTTTAGCGTATTTCGGACCGCCACCGTCCTGGAAACGGCGCAGTGGTTGTGGGCAGTGACGACGAAAATCCACCGGAATACTCAGCAGAACAAGGCGCCGCGGTACGCCAGCGGAGCCGGCGCCGCAGGTGAAGAGGAAGAACCGGTCACCGACGACGCAACCCCGACCCACGGATCCGATGCCCTGACCCCGACCCTGACCCCACCCCCCTACTGTTCCGTCGTGAAAAAGGTCAAGAAGGACAATGTCACCCCCGATAACTGGGGCGAAATCGTGTTATGCCAGATCCCCAGCGTCAGCGCCGTCAGTGCCACGGCCATTTTGCAACGTTACCGTACCCTGGCCCAGCTCATGGCCGCCCTGCAGGCCGACCCCCATTGCCTGGACAGCATCACGACCGTGTCCGCCGGCAAATCCCGCAAGCTGAGTTCGGCCGTGGTGGCCAATGTGCGCAAATTCTTGGTGGACCCCGCACCCGTACCTGCCCCCGCAACCGCAACCACACCCCCCATCTCCACATAATGTATATGATCTTCGGAACGGATCCTATACATCATTTATGAAGATAATCTCACGATGGATGGAGTGCGTCGTGTTGATGGTATTGCTGGCCGTCGCGGTCTATTTAGGCGCCGCGGCATTTCACATGGAAGGGTTCGGACCGGACCGCCCTCTGTACACGCAACTGCATCAACATCTGGAAGGGTTCGGTAACGCCGGCGATGACCGCGACCCCGTCCCCACGGTGGAATTCCCCTTTAAGAACATTTACGACGACCAGGGTCGCAAACTCAACGTGATTGCCATCAGTGCGCCTTTCCGTGGCGCGGAGCACGAGCTCCTGTACGAATCCTACCGTGACGCGCATCTGGGTCTCCTGGGCATTTCCAGCTATTTGGAGTTCCCCAACCCGATTGATAACCCGTACGAGGACAAGTATCACCAAGAGCGGAAGCACGATTACCCGTCCATGGTCAGCACCTGGATCCACTGTTTCCGCGACCCGGGGTACACCCTCCAATACTCGGGGCTGCCGCTGCTGATGTTGACCGAGGCCGACCTCAAGAACGTGGACCACTACAAACCGGACCCCACCATCCCCAAGGAGTACGATTTCATCTATATATGCTTGGACGACAACGAGAAATGCGAGCCGGGGTGGAATTGGTACATCCGCAGCTGGGATTTGGCCAAACGCTGTCTGGAAATCATGTGTTCCAAGTACCATTTACGCGGCGTCATCGTGGGCCGGACCAACTGCGAATTCACCGACAAGTGCACCGGCATCGTGAAAACGGTGCCCTTCCTGCCGTTCCACGAGTTCCAGCAGGAGATGCAGAAATGCCGGTTCCTGTTTGCCCCCAATGTGTCCGACGCCAGCCCCCGCGTCATTACCGAGGCCATGCTGTACAACATGCCCGTCTTGGTCAACAAGAACATCGTGGGTGGATGGCACAATGTGATCCCCGGCGTCACGGGCGAGTTTTTCACCAGTGAACACGACATTGAGACGGCCCTGGACCGCCTGACCAACCCCGAGACCCACTATACTCCCCGCGAGTGGTTCGTCACGCACCGGGGTCTGGAACATTCCGGCAAGCAGTTGGCCACCTTCTTGCGCACCAATTATCCCCAGTTGAATTATCCGGATACCGAATACGCGTACATTTAGGCCCTGCGGGCCCGGATACCGAATACGCGTACATTTAGGCCCTGCGGGCCCGGAACCGAAATAGACGCAAATCCCCAAGGAATAGTATAGGATCACTACCTGTTGCCATGGGCTGCGATTATTACATTGACATATATTTGGAAGTGGAATTGAGCGACGGCAGTGTACAATCCCTCAAGGTGGAGACCCAACGCGGGTATTTCCCCGAGCCGTGCTCCCCACTCTACGACAGCGACGACGACCCGGGCGACGTGGAAGCGATGAAGGAGGCCCACCGGTCCCTTCAGCAACGTGCCGAAGAATTGTGTTTGACTCCCCGCCCCCCGGTCGTCGTGTACGAGTGCGGCGAATTCCAGACGGATCAGATGCGCGAGAAATACCTGCCACTGCTTCAACGAAAACATATCCCGCGCTCGGAGCTCGTTCGCATCACCAAGAAAGAACGCCGCTACGAGTAAAACGACCTATGTACTGCGGGACATTATCCTATATCGGTCTTGGGCAAAGATGTCTACTGGAGTCAGTTGTCGGTTTGATTTACGCTTGCTGAAAGAGTATGGTCTCTCGTTGAACACCCGCAAACGGTACTTTATCGTGTACTGTCCCATGACGTGGACCATAGAAGCGGTATATGACGACCCGGCGGATGCGCTCAAACATTATCGTATGACCTTGGACGATTGGCACCTAACGAAGGATGCCGGTATCAAAGGGTTCTTTCCGAACTTGTCCGTATGGAAACTGCTGTCCCATTTGCACAACCACATCACGGACAAGGACCACGCTTCGGCCGACTCCCAACAGGACGTCATAGAATACACCTTGAACCGAATCAGTGACAAGATGCAGTGTTATCCGGACCACGCCATTGCCATACGCGAACTCAAACCGACATAAAAACAGCGCATATATATAAGCACGACCGCATCATGCAGATTTTCGTCAAGACACTCACGGGCAAGACCATCACGTTGGAGGTGGAGGCGGCGGACACCATTGACGCCATCAAGCAGAAAATCCAGGACAAGGAAGGCATCCCGCCGGACCAACAGCGCCTGATCTTTGCGGGCAAGCAGCTGGAGGACGGGCGCACGCTCTCGGACTATAACATTCAGAAGGAATCCACGCTGCATCTGGTGCTCCGCCTGCGTGGGGGGTGACTACCAGGAGCCCGGCAAAAGATTCGGCCTTGTGCAATTTTTTGGGGGGTGACTACCAGGAGCCCCCCAAAAAATTGATTTAGACGTCGCCCGAAATCGTCGGACCGGCATCATCCCAAAGACAAGTATAGGATCCCCCGAATCACCATGAACACGACGTACTGGCGCACGGTCCTTCAACAGAAAACATATACCCTGAACCTCATGCTCAGCGTATACGACATTGTGTGGTTGGTGGGTATCACGGTCTTTTATACCTGGTTGCGCCCGCGGTTTGGCAACGCGCTCATGGAAATCGTGGGCGAAGTCCTGCACGTGATGGCGGTGTTTTATTCGTTCTACACGATGTACCGGTTTGAAGCGTTGCGCACCGTGTTTTTAGACGGTAAGAGCTTGGCACCTCGCGCCATGAACCGAGTGGTCCAGACCGAGGTGCAGGTCGTGTCACGGAATCAGACAAATCCCATCTGGGGGTAAATCGCGCGCCGGACTTCGCTCCCGGCGTACTGTTGGTCACGCACCATTTGTTGAGTATAAATCACGCCGCCCCAGTTGGGGTCCGCGGCGTTGGCGGACAGTCCCGTCGACGTGTCCGCGGTTTTTTTATGCAGCACATCCACGTCGGTGAATCGTCCCACATAGAGACCATAGGGGTCGTAACTGTGGAGTCCGGTCTGGTTGAACCGCGGGTCCGTGTCCTTGTTGGCGTCTTTCGCCTCTTCCACCCCGTCAGGGCGGGTCTCCATGGGCAAGGCGGGCAGCCCCCCTTCCACGTAGAGCGGCGGCTGGTGATGGAGATCCCATACCGGCACCGATTCCAGGAAAGGCGGCGGCATGGGCGGACGGCCCTGCTGCCGCCACTCGGCTCCCGTATCTACCACGGAAGAGGGGGAGGAGGTGGGCGCCGGCTCCGGCGTGGGTATTCCGGGCGTCGGAGGCCGCTTTGTGGCTCCCGAAGTAGGCCCCATTGTGGCCTCCGTGTAGACGCGGTAGACCTCTTGACCTTGGGTATTCACTTCCTGACGCAGGTACAGGAGAGGGCAGTTGATGCCGGCGGCCTGTTGCTGGGCCACGTAGGTCTGGTATTCGTCCATGTTTCTAAACGTTTGCACCAGCTGGTTTTCAGGCAGCGTCGTGTTGTACAGGAAAATAATGTCGCCCTTGTTGACCAAGACGTTGGGGCAATTGGACGGTCCCGGATCACCACCCTCCCGGACGCTGTAGGTGTCCGTGTTGTACGAATTGAAGGCCTCCGAGGCCCCCGACGCCGCCTCCTCACGGGCCTGCTCCACGGTCCGACCATTTAGCGAATAGAGAAACACGGCTAAAACACATAATATTATCAGCAATAAAAGGATAAACCGGGTGGAGAATTTCATCGCTCCCTTCTATACAATGACCGTGCATAATATTACCGATATTCAGTCCCCTGGTACCAAGGTACTAGACAAGGTACTGGAGACGGTACTAGAGACGATTTACGAGATTTACCTTTTTTTGCTGTTTGTGGCCACCGCATCCGCTTGCCCACAGGGCATGGATCATATACTCACGTTGGATGGGGTGCCCATCCATATCCACAACATCATCCCGTGGCAAAGCGGAGCCGGATCCGGCGCCCCTTGGTACACCCTCCAGTACGAGTATAAGAGCCATGAACTGAGGGGACTGCAGCATCAAGTGACAGTGTCCAACACGGGGGAAGCCTATGCCAAACCCCAGGACCAGTACCGGTTTCGCATCACCGTGACGTCTACATCTCCCGGTTCGGTTCTACCAAGATGAAACGCGTCCCGTCGCGTTTGCACACGATTTTGCCCTGGATGTCCCCCACAAACCGCATTTTCACCAGGTCGGTTTCCATTTTTTGTTCGTACTTCTTGTAGTTTTCGGACATCAGTTCAATGGGACACATGCCGAGCCAATTGCAGTAGAACTGGATCCACCAATTGAAGATGGGGTCGCTGATACCGTTGAGCAGACCCCAGTCGTAGACGTCGTTCTCGTGGTGTTTGACATGACGGTCCGGTTTCAAAAACAGGCCGCATTGGTACATGCAGTCAAAATACCACGGAATATAACGGTCATGATGACGCTCGTGCATGTATTTATGCGAAACCGGCGTCAAAATCAAAAACACGTACCAAATGTAGAGAAAGACCTTGGTGTCGGTATTGAGTACCAAGAATTCTATGAGGGGGATGAAGAATAAGAGCAAAAAAATGATGGTGAGCATGGCGGTGCTGTCGTCCACATCTTGCCAGTTGGAGGGGAAGTAATGGTGACAGGACGAGTAACCGTACATGACCGGAATCACCATGTAGCCCTCGTCGTCGGTCACAAATTCCGCGTTGGAATAGGCATTGTCCACGAAGGTAATGTGCAAAAAGGTACTAAAGAGGTCGGCAAAGAAGACCGCGGCCACGAACATGAGCGCCAGTCTGGGCCAGAAAAACCGGCCCTTCATGGAGGAAATATGGGCGACCAGGGGTACCAAGATCACGAGTACCATGAGAGGCGCCAGGAGTTTCAGCAGAGAAATGAGACCCGTGGGTAAAATCCACTGCTTCTTGGAATAGAGTCCCGCCTGCGTAAAGGTGGACAAGTAAACGGGTTCGGACACGGCGGAACTCATGGTAGACGGGGTCCTTGCTACGGGTCCTTGCTACTATTTACGGCTATAATAGGGCTTTTAGTCTGACCTGGGCCCGACCCCGGTAAAATTGAATTGCAGGGAGGGCCGGGGTCCATAACGAAGTAAATACGAAACGTTAGATCCTACCATGCCTACCACTCAAGCCACCACCTCCGCCACTGCCATGGTCACGCGCAAGCGCAACATCCAGGGCAAGTCGGTCCGCCTGTTGGATTTCCACGTGTCGGATGAACCGGAAGAGTCGGAGCCCGGGTCTCCAAACTCGGACCCGGATGCCCCGAAGCCGCGTCCGGGGACCCGGTTCACCATCCAGATGTTTGGCATCAACGAAAAGGGCGAGACCTTTTCCATCTTTGTCACCGATTTCCAGCCGTTCTTCTACGTCCTGGTCGCCGACCATTGGGGCCAGGACCACTGCAACACATTCCGTCGCGAACTTTTGGCTAAACTGGGGGGCGGCGGCCGCGCCGTGGCCGAGGCCAACCTGGTCGGCGTGGAATTGGCCGAATTCCACAAGCTCTACGGGTTCACGGCGGGCAAGCAGTCCAAATTCGTGCGCCTCACCTTCCGTAATGCCATGACCATGATGCGGGTGCGCAATTTCTGGTATGTGAGCTTGCCTGCCAAGACGGAGGGCGCCTGGCCCGAACGTAAACTGGTGCCCCTGGTGTCTCAGGGTTGCCGGTTGGCGCTCTACGAGAGCCGCCTGCCGCCGTTGCTCCGATACTTTCACTTGACGCAGCTGTCGCCGTCGGGGTGGGTCTTCGTCCCTCAGCACACGCTAACCGCGGAGGCGACCACGACCTGCAAGTACGAGTATAGGTGCACTCTCAAAGACCTCATTCCTCAGCCCGACAAGGAGACCCGCGTCCCTTACAAGATTTGCAGTTTTGATATTGAGGCCAGCAGCAGTCACGGCGATTTCCCCTTGCCCATCAAGACGTACAAGCGGTTGGCGACCCAACTGGTGGACATTTTCGTGCAGCAGACCGCGGTGCAGACGCACCTGGGTGCCGATCAGGAGAAATTGCTCGTGAAGCGCATCGTATTGGCGGCGTTTGGTCACGGCAAGTTTTCCGACGTGGATTTGGTGTATCCCAAGGAGGGTAAGATACCGAGTCGCCATAAGTTGGAAACGTCCCTGCTTCCGCGATGGTTCGCGCACGTGTGCATGCATCCGGACGGAACTCCCATGACGACGGTACAGGGTTCCCGGGTCATGTCCATTGAAGGCATGTTTGAGAAGATGAAGCCGGACATGGAGTTCGGCAACGCCGAAGGCGAGGACGATGGCGAGGACGGGGACGGCAACGGAGGAAACGGAGAGGGTCTGGACCTCGCCGACATGCAGGTTTACGAGTACGACGAGCCTGACCCCGAACTCAAACTCGGGATGGATTCCTCTTCGCATACGTGTTCCAAGGCGGCGTCGGAACAACACGAAACCACATCAAAATACAGTGAGAAAAAGGAGCCGACAAAGGCCCCAAAAAAGAGCGTGTCCAAGAGCATGGCGGCAACCTCACATATAACCGTATTGGATATCTTAAAAAGCCGCGATTATACCCGTGACGACAAAATTGGGGTGGTCAACACGGCCTTTTGTGCCCCGGAAAACGGGTTTCCGGCTCTGGAGGGCGACCGCGTCACCTTCATCGGGTCCACGTTCATGCGGTACGGCGAACCCGAACCCTATTTGAACCACTGCTTGGTGTTGAACACGTGTGACCCGGTGCCAGGGGCGGTCATTGAGACGGTCACCAACGAGCGGGACCTCCTCACACAGTGGACGGAACTGATTCAACGGGAGAACCCGGACATTGTGATTGGCTACAACATCTTTGGTTTTGATTACGAGTTCATGTTCCGGCGGTCGCAGGAGACGGGGTGCGTCCACGAATTCCTGGCACTCTCGCGCCGACTGGCCCCCGAAGACGAGGACGATGAGGCGGCGGCGGGCGGCGACGAGGCCGCCGCGGAGCCGCGGCTGGAAAACACCAAAATCGTGCTGGCGACGGGCGAGTACGACCTGCGGTACCCGAGTACCCCGGGCCGACTGCAGATTGACATGTACACGTATTTCCGCCGGGATTTCAACTTGGCCTCGTACAAATTGGACGACGTGGCCGGGCAGTTCATTCGGGACGACATCAAGCAGGTACGTTTGGCAGGCGAGGGTGACGAGGCCCGCACCGAGTTGTACACCAACAATGTGGTGGGTCTGCATACGGGCGACTACATCCATCTGGAGATTTCGGGGTTCACCAGCGACTATTTCCGCAATGGTCACAAGTTCCAGGTGGTGGACATGTACCCAGCGACTGCGGAAGCCAGCGGAACCAGCGGATCCAAGCAGGTGGTGTGTATTGCGGGACACGAGCCCGAGCTCCTGGAAAAGCACCAGAGTCTGAAATGGTGCATGGCCAAGGACGATGTGTCACCGCAGGACATTTTCCGGCTGGCCAACGGGTCGGCGGCGGACCGCGCCCGGGTCGCCAAATACTGTATTCAGGATTGCAACCTTGTTCACCACCTGCTCAATAAAATAGACGTCATCACGGGCTACGTGGAGATGGCGCGGATTTGCAGCGTGCCCATCTCGTTCTTGATCTTCCGGGGCCAGGGCATCAAATTGACCAGCTACGTCTCTAAAAAATGCCGCGAGAAGCACACTCTCATGCCCGACCTAGAAAAGTCTTACGAAGCCGACGGGTACGAGGGCGCCATTGTCCTGCCGCCGAAATGCTCCATGTACATGGACAACCCGGTCGCCTGCCTGGACTATGCGTCGCTGTACCCGTCCTCCATGATCAGCAACAACCTGTCCCCCGACAGCAAAGTGTGGACCAAAGAGTACGACCTGGAAGGCAACCTCCTCCGCGAGACGGGCGAAAAACACCCCAAGACGGGCGCGTACATTTACGACAACCTGGAACACCTGGGCTACAAATACATTGACGTGACGTTTGACACGTTTCAGTGGCGACGCAACCCGGAGAAACCCCGGGCGCAGGCGGTCAAGACCAAGACAGGGACCAAGATTTGCCGCTGGGTGCAGCTGCCCAACCACCAGAAATCCATCATGCCGGCCATCTTGGAGGAACTGTTGCAGGCCCGGGCCAACACCCGCAAACTCATCAAGAGCGAGAAGGACCCGTTCATGCAAAACATTTTGGACAAGCGGCAACTCGGTTACAAGGTGACGGCCAATTCCCTCTACGGTCAGTGCGGCGCGCGGACGTCCACCTTTTACGAAAAGGACGTGGCGGCGTCCACCACGGCGACCGGTCGGCAGATGATTACCTACGCCAAACGCATCATTGAGGAGGTCTACGGCGACCTGGAGTACACGACCGAGGACCAGAGCGACGTCAAATGCTGTGCCGAATACGTGTACGGCGATTCGGTCGCGTATTATACGCCGGTCACCATCCGCGTGGGCCATCACGTCCGCATCTGCACGATTGAGGACGTGGCCAAACAGTACGGCATGAACCGATGGACAACGTCGGCGGACGACTCCGACCCTGTACCCAAGGAATACTGCGAGCTCAATCTCATTCCGGTAGAGAGCTGGACAGACCAGGGCTGGACCCGCATCCACCGGGTCATCCGTCACCGCCTCGCGCCCCATAAACAGATGGTGCGCATCATCACGAACACGGCCATGGTGGACGTGACCGACGACCACTCGCTCCTCACGGCAGACGGGCAACCGATTTCGCCAAAAGAGGTCAGCCTCAACACGCCGTTGCTGCATCGCAATGTCCAAATGAATCGTATAGGAGCCAACGCCGATTTCGTGTCCGAGGGCATCATGCGGCTAAAGAACCCGGCCTTTCTCCGGGAGGGGACCTATACCTTCCATTACCCGGATTCCAACGCCTGCCGCCAGCAGACCCAGGTGGAAATCGCCGAGCACTATTTCGCCATGCATCAGATGGGGTACGAGGTCAGGATGGAAGCCCACGCGTCTACGAACTCGGTCATTCTGCACGCCCGGTCCGCCACGGACCGGCAGCAGAGCAAGCCGTCCACCGTCCAAAAGGTGGAGATTCTGCCGGCGTACGGCGACGAATACGTCTACGATTTCACCACGGAGAATCACCATTTCGCGGCGGGCATCGGTAACATGATTGTCCACAACACCGACTCCGTCTTCTTCACGTTCAATCTCAAGCACCCGCAGACGCAGGAGCCCATCCGGGGCAAACGGGCGCTGGAACTGACCATTGAAATCGCGCAGGACGCCGCCAAATTGTGCACGCAGTTTCTGAAACCGCCCATGGAGCTGTCCTACGAAAAGACCCTGATGCCGTTCATCTTGCTCTCCAAGAAGCGGTATGTGGGCATGCTCTACGAGACCAATCCCAACAAGGGCAAGCTCAAATACATGGGTCTGTCCCTCAAGCGCCGCGATTCCTGCGACTACCTGAAAGACACGTACGGCGGGATTCTCAACCGGCTCATGAAGGAGACCGACGAAAACGCCCCGGACGGAAAAACCAACATTCAACATGCGGTGGAATTCTTGGACCGGTCCCTGCAGGATCTCATTGACGGCAACGTCCCGATGGAGAAGCTGACTATTACCAAAGCGCTCCGCGGCCACTACAAGAACCCGCAGCAGATTGCCCACGCCGTGTTGGCGGAGCGCATCGGGCAACGGGACCCCGGCAACAAGCCTAAACCCGGCGACCGCATGAAATTCGTTCATGTGGTCCATAAAAATGCTAAAGCCCTCCAGGGCGAGAAGATTGAGGTGCCCCAATACATCCTGGAGAACAAGCTCCGGATTGACTACACGTTTTACATCACCAACCAGCTCATGAAACCGCTGCAGCAGCTGTTTGGCCTGGCCCTGGAACCCATTTGCCGGTTCAACAACAAGCATATGATGGTTCGCACCATCCGCAAGGACATTGCCGAGATAGAGCGCGAGTATGGCGATTCCATAGAGGTCTTCATGAAGAAACGGGAAAAGTACTGTTCGGCTAAAGTCAAGACCCTCCTGTTTGACCGGTACCTGGTGGACATTGATAATCAGAAAAACGGGTTGCGCACCATCCAGTCTTGCTTCCAGGCGGCGCCTTCGGCGCTAACTGCGGCGCCAGCTGCGGTCCCGAGCCAGCGCACGGTGACCCGTCGCCGAGCGACCGCGACCACATAACCCATGACCGTTTTCCGGGTCCGACAATAAAAACAAATCCCCAAGGAATGTATAGGATCCTCCCTCTCCCTCCCCTTTTTTTTACCCACATCATGAGCAACTCGCCGCCGTTTTCGTCGTCTACGAGCATGGGCTTGGGCACCGTGGCCAGCATGAACAAGGGCGCCGTCTTCGGGGACCAGTCCGGGTCCTCGCGTGTGGACCGCTTGCGTAACCGGGCTCTCTTGGCGCATAAGTTGTCTCAACCCAAGAGCGGACCAGTCAAGAACGAACGGGAAAAGAACAGCCGTTTAGAGGCTTTGACTCGGACCCGGGCCGGCGGCTACGTCCCCGTACCTAAAGTGCAACATAGCAAGGTCAATTTGCATACGTTTGGACACTACCCCACCTCTTCGCACAGCTAATCGTCGTCTCCTGCCTCTACTCCTCCTGCGTCCTCGTCTCCTACCTCGTCCCCGTATTCTTCCATGTGCACCATGGAGGCGGTGGACACCTTTTTTCCGCCGATCAGGTCAAAGGTGTCGCTGTTCTTGTCCAAGAAGCGGTACATGCGCTTGATGTCCAACCGATTGATGTCGGTGGCCTGAAACAACTCGTCCAGATGCTCAAATACTGTTTGGGTCCCGGTCCCTGGTCCCGGTCCCGGTCCTGGTACCGTTGCCGCTGCCACCGACGCTGATGCGGCGCTGGCTGTTTTCTGCGAGGCCAGCATCTTCATACCGTCGGCACTGATACCCAGCAACAGGCGCAATTCTTGGAAAAAAGCCACCACGTCCTTCTTGTCCATGTCCAATTCTTGGCACATGTTGTACAAAAACAGCTGGTTGTTGTATTCGGTGGAATATTTGGTCAGTACCTTGGTGAAACGGACCTCGTCGGGCTGGAACCGGTCCGCCAGTTCCGGAAACCGGGTATGATACAACCAATTGTTGTAAAACGTCTTGATCATGGAACTCATTTCGTTGAAAATCCAGATTTGGTTTTGAAAAGTGACCCGGTCAATGTAGTCGGCAAAACACAGATTGTCCAAGAAGGCATTGTAAAAGGTGATGGCGTCCCGGGGGGAATGCGCACCGACCTGGTCCCATAGGGGGTCCACCATGTTTTCGTGGTAGAGGAGGGACACGATGGTGCGGTCAGTTTCGTTCAATACTTGGTTATGTTGGTCCAGCGGAATGTACGTATTGAGAAGTCGGTGCGTGATTTTCTTGGCGTCGTCGTTGTAGGTCTTGATCTGAAAGATATTTTCCAAGATGCTGCGGTCTTCCAAGAACTGGGGGCGCGTCCGGTACATGTGCTGAATAAACACGAATTTGCGCATGTCACCCTGAATAAAGTCCAAGATGGTGGAGAGGCAGTCGGCCCGAGGAGGACGTCCCCCTTCCGGCGCAGTGACCACGTGGTCCAAGATGGCCGCCATCTGGTCGCGGGTCGGCGCCTTGAGTTCAAACACGTTGCAGACCTTTTTGAGCTCCTTCATCTTCTTGTCCACGTAGTAATTGCCGATGCAAATGATGGGGTTCAGGGTCACGTGCTCCAATTTCTGCTTCTTGGTCTTTTTCTGCCGGATGAGTTTGATGAGGGACGTGATGCCGCGTTTGTCACCATTGTTCATTTCGTCAATTTCGTCCATGACGATGGCCAGCGGTTTCTTTTTCCGGTTCATCATGGACAAGACGTTGCAATTGGAGACATTGTTGCATGTGATGGTATCAATGAGCGCCTTGTTGCGCACATCCCCCGCATCGTATTTGATAATGTCGTAATTGAGGGACTCCAAGAGTCGGGTCACAAACTGGGTCTTGCCGCATCCGGGCGAGCCGTAAATGAAAATCCCCTTTTTGAACGTGAGTGTGCGGCACTTTTCCTCAAAAGATTGCAATATTTCGGTAATCTCTTGGGCAATATGATCACGCTGGAGGATACGGTTCAAAAACGCCGCGTCAAGTGGTTGAACCGGCGGACCCATTCACACAATAAGGGGGGAAGGTACTGATTTGTATGATACAGACAAAACGTTTAGGCGTTTTTGACACGCACCTTGCCCTCACTCCCTTCCCCCAAAACGAAGATATAGGATCTCTCCTTGGTTGGTTGTTACCAAATCCTTGCTTGGTAATAACCAACGGCCAACGGTTAACAGGTCAACGGTTAACGACCGAATTTGCTGAAATCCGCCGTCACGGGCATGAAATTGGACGACGGACGACCGGCCAACGCCCCGTAGTAGTTGTTGAGACCCGGCCCCGGGGCCATACCGTAGGCACCCGGGATGCCTTTGTCGTCGCATGCGGCCCGTGCGCGCTTGGGTCCCGATGGCGTCGGTTCCTCTTCCTCTTCAGGTTCTGCCTCATTGTCTTCCTGGTTCGCGGGCGCCGGCTCGTACTCACCTTTACCTGATCCGCGTCCTCCTCTAACCCGGAGCTTTTGACCCGTCAGGTCGTCCACCGTGTTGTTTATGATGCTTTCCGCTCCTCCGATGGCCTTGTTGGCGACACCGGCGACGTCACCGACCACGGCCGGAATCACCTCCTTGGGCACGTCCAGCACGTCCGAGGCGAGTTGGTTCACACCACTGATGGCCCCCAGACCCAGGAGAGTGGTCCCGACCACGGCGGTATCTACCACATCCCCCACCGTGTTTTCGGCGCCAATGATGACGGAGCTGATGGGTCCCGGGCCTCCGTAACCACCATTCCAGCCGTAACCTCCGTTGCCCCAGCCCCAGCCCGGCCCCCGATTGACGGTATAGGAGCTCGCAATCAGGCTGGCCAGGCTGTTGTTCCCGGAGCCGGACCCCCCCGCTTGGCACGAAGCACACGGCGTGGCCCCTCCGTTGCAAGTGCAAGACGGGCAGGCAGGGCACACGGGAGGCACAATCTGGGTCTTCAAGATGTATTCGTTGCGGTTCGGGCCCGGCGTCGTGACCGGAGCCATCGGGTCGGGGGGGAAGGCACCCTGCTTCGTCTCGCCGTCCACCCCTCCCGGCAGAGAGGGGTCAAACCGGACCACTTTGCGAATGGCCAACGTATTATTGTTATTGCATTTGCCCGCTTCGGTGCATCCCATGACCGGCATCTTTTTGTACATGACACATACCATGGTGCGTTTATTGGACATGGGCACCATCATTATCACGTTGTGCCCCACCTCATCCATCGCGAAGTAGCAGGCGGACATCGTGTTGGACGCTTTGTTCAATGTGAACGACGCCCCCGTTTCCACGACGACGTCACTGAGTCCCGGCTTGCCGACGACCAAGACACCATTGGCCGTATCAAACCAAATGTTGGCGGCAATCTGGTACAATTGGGTGACCGGGGCGGCCGCCGCGCTGTATCCACTCAAATGCGCCGCATACTGCGGCATGACATTGATATAGGAACCGTTATGGGGGTCGGCATCGGCCACATATGTGTTATTGAAAGTCAGTCCCGTGGTGATGAGTTTGCTGCTGGAGTTCAGTAAAAACGGCAACACCCCCACCAGTTTTTCTTGCACAATGTCGTAGATGAAGATGACCGTCTCCGTCTTCCAGGCGAAATAGGCGACTTGGTAATTGTACGGCAAGGTTAACACGCTCCCCGGCAAGGGGAAAATCCAAGACAGATTGACCGACGACAGGGGGGATTGGATGTAGTGGGGCTCCACCACATTTTGTCTAAAGGTATTTCCGGGCACCACGCTGTACTCAACGATGGTGGGAGTGTCGCGGGGCATCAGCGCCATGTTCGTGAGGCTGGTCCCCGTCGTGTCCGTGGTGGAGGTGTCGCCTCCTTTACCGAAGAGTTCCAAGACGGCGCCCGTTTGCGAATCGTAGTAGACCGAGTCGTAGAGTTTGATAATATTACGGGTAGTGGTGTACGGCGGCACGGTCACCGAGGACAGTCCGGCCACGTTCTGTTGGTAGCTGATGAACCCCTCCAGAGGTAGGTACCGGGCGAACCAGACCGAAATCAGGAGGGCAAGGAGCAAGAGGAAAAATACCGAAAAATGGCTGAAGGAAAACAGGCGAGACAAGCCTCGGGCCATGGTTTTTCTTGGTGTATGCGTACTACTATATCCATACACAGTTTTCCGATGGACCAAGAACCGAGCCTCGTAAAATTGAATCCCGACAAGTCTTGGTAATAAATATACCATACCCGGGGTTTATGCAGATTGCTCTCCTTGTCATTGCTGTTGTCGCGCCACTGACCGCGGCCTTTGCACCCACTTGTCCGTACTTGCCATTCGTCCCGTGCCTTCCGTGCCTTGCCAATACAATGCCTCCGAAGAAGCCACCTACTCCGCCACTGAAGCCGTTTTACGACACAACCGAGGGGGCCACTCCGTGGGAAATCGCCCTGGACGAATGCGGGCGCGGCCCCCTGTTTGGCCGGGTCTACGCGGCAGCCGTCGTGTTGCCGCGCGACAGCGACGGTGGTACCGGCGCTTTTGACGTCTCCCTCATGCGCGACTCCAAGAAAATCCATTCCCGGAAGAAGATGGCCGAACTGGCCGCCTACATACGCCAGCACGCCGTGGCCACCAGTGTCCAGTACCAAGAGGCCGACGTGGTGGACCGCGTGAACATCTTGCAGGCGGACATGATGTGCATGCACGACTGCATTCGCGACGTGTTGGCTCAACTGCAGGTGTCCACGCCGACCGCACAAGCCGGCCTGTTCCAAGGCCGGTACCGCGACGTCTCCATCCTGGTGGACGGCAACTATTTCAAGCCATTTAGTGTCTTTGACGAGATTACGGATTCCATGTACACGATTCCGTACACGACCGTGGAACAGGGCGACAACACGTACGCCAGCATTGCCGCAGCGTCCATTTTGGCCAAGTACGAACGCGACCTCTACATACTGAATCTATGTGAGCAATACCCGGAACTCAAGGCCCGGTACGCCTTGGACAAAAACATGGGCTACGGCACCCCGGCCCATTTGAGCGGCATCGTGGAGCACGGCATCACGCAATGGCACCGAAAGACGTTTGGCCGCTGCCGGGACGTGCGCACCTCGGACCTGTAATCCGACCGACCCCTTTTTTTTGCAGCGATGGACGGATGGTCATGAACAAGATGTATAGGATCTCGGGTAGGATCCTATACATGTCTTTTACTTAGGGTTTACTTCCGGCGGCGCTTCTGGGTGCTGGATTTGCGCTTGCTTTGGCGCCGTCGGCGGCGGCGGCTTCCCCCCTCCATGGTGGCGCGGGAGCGTTTCATGCGGTCATGAATGATGTTCAGAGCCGCGATTTCTTCCGGGGCGCGCGTCTTGGCGGGGCCGCGGGCGATGCCGCGGGCGATGGCGGCGGTATGTTCCACCCCGTATTCGTCCGCCTCTGGCATGGCCCGTTTCTTGGGGAGGGACTTCAACTGAGCCGCCGTCCACGGGGTGGAGCGGCCTTTGGCTAAATTCTTCGCAATGGAGACGGTATGCTTGACCCCGTGCATATCGTCGTCCGACGACGACGACGCCAAAAGGGCCTTCTCGGCGGTATCATTATGGTCATGGTAAGTGTGCGGTTCCTTGAACGCGTCTTGGTACTCCGACATGGTAATGGTATGGGATCCTATACATTATCTGGACAGTATTTGCGGTGCGGTCCAGGGCCTTGGTCCGGACCAAGCACTCATAGGATGAACCCGACCTTTCGCAGCTGGTCCGGCGTCATTTTCTCGGGGGAATTGAACAGCAGCCACCACTGTACTTTACGGTCCCGGAAGATGGCCTCGCATTGGGTCACGTCGCAGATGGGGGGCACCTGGGGGTCAATATACAGTATCGTGCCGTCCTTGGACCGCGCTAAAATGAAGACGTGACGGTTGCCGCAATCGTCCATGTACCCGGCAAAGACCGCGTGGTTCGGCGCCAGTTCGCGCTTGATTTTATCGGTAAATGCCTCGTAGTTGTCGGTCGGCTGGAACTGAAAATTATTGCCTAGTTTGAGGATAAAGATGCGTTCTATCTGTTCTTCGGTGAATCCCGTGTCCCCGGCCGACGAAATGCGTAAGATATTGGCATTCACCGTATCCAACGCACCAAAGAGCTGTATCGCGTTGATGAAGCAATCGTTGCGCTTGTAGACGAGCCGTTCAAACCCGCGGATATGGTCGTCGCTCATGACAAACGTGGACAAGGAAGTGCATGCCGGCAGCGATGGGTCCCGGGGCATCATATATCCCGGTTTGCCGGGATTCGGAAGGGCCGCGAACCCCCTTTTCCGTTTCTGGGTGCTGCTGCTGCTGCTGCTGCGTTTGAATCTCATCGGAGTTTTCATCGTCTTGGGCTTGGACCGGACCGATTTTTCATTCACCATGATGGGGGCCTCCTTCTATACAATCACGGTATATTTGCGGAAGCCGCTTCCTCCGATGCAACGATGAACCGATATAATTCTCGGGTGCGTTGGGGCGTCAATACCGGTTGCTGGGTCCACTGGGGGTCCTCGGCCACCCGTTCTCGGTAATACCGTTCCAAATACCGGAGTAGCCGCAGTACCCTAAACACATTGTTGGATTCTTCAAACGGCGGCAATACGATGCCGTTGGTCCAGTTCCACATGTGGTGGACATTGACGTCGCGGTCGTCAAACAGCAGCGTATTGTGGGCTCCAAAAACGGGAAAGGCGGCGTACACCTGACGCAGGTCCTTGCAATACATGAGGTCCCGGACCTCGGCGCGCGACCAGACAAAGAGGAAAAAATCCGGGGGGAGGCCGTACATTTTGGTCAAGGCGTCCCGAACGGCGAGGGAATATTCGCGCGTTCCCATCGTCCACAACGCCATGCGGTAAAACGACGACGACTGGAAAAACGCCAACAGGGTGTCCAAATGGGTTTGCACCCGAAACGCCATTTCCGTATGCTCATAATAGGCGATATAGGACCAAGAAGCGTCGGTGGGCACGATGACCGGGTAATCTTGCGGACCGGGCACGTCATTTTCCGAGGCAATCCCTGGTTTCAACCGCAACAGGGTATCGTCAATGTCAAATACACACAAAAATGACATTCACCGAAAGCAGACAGGAAAAAGGAGAGAGGAAAAAGAGAGGAGGTGGGTGCCTTACCTTATTGGGACATTTTCGGGGGCCGGACGGCCCCCCGCCCCCGCCCTCTACACCAAAATCATCATGTCGTCAAACACGTGTTTGGACACCATCATGTACTTGGATTCGCGATCCAACACGCTGTAACCGACCAAGAACCGCTGGTAGTCCGAAAAGTACACCATACCCAACGTATATTCCACCTTGGCGCCCTCAAAGGTCCAGAGCGGCGTGTATTTCTTCAGAGCCAAGGTGGCGGCATCCAGCACCAAGACCGTGTGATAATAGTACCGCCGTTCCTCGTAACTCACCAGGTGCCCGATGAACCAGATTTCGTCCTTACCCACCGCCACCCCGTTGGTAGAACAACGCATGTCTTTGAGAAAATACGGCAACGTGGACGCCTCCCACCGGTGGGTCTCCGTGAATTTGCCCGCCGTGGGGCACACGGTCCCCAGAACCAACGGCGACCAAGAATACACGCATTTGAGGACGATGCGGCCCGCCACCTGGGCCCCAAACAGCACCCAGTTCTTCTCCAGGGACGCGTGCGCGCGATCATATACCAACAATTTGCTGTTGGTGCAGTTCAACCGGCCGGCAGCGTGGTCCTGCACCATCCACCCGTGTTCCACCGCCATGACGGCGGTGTCGTGGGGCGCAGGCACCGAGGCGGACACCTGCTCTAAACCGCGGTTGGCGTTGTAGATGAGCCGTCCCGCCCCCGCCCCCGCGCCTTGGTACTTGTCGTAGGAAAACAGGCGCACGTCTTCCAGGCCGCGGTAGCGGCCGTCGTTGTACGTGGGGTCGCAGTGCAGTTCCAGGTCGTCGCCCCGCTTGGACCACGGTCGGTCGTAGTCGCCATTGACCCCCGCGAACCGCGCGACCACATTCTTGGTGGCGATGATGTCCTGGCCTCCCCCCGCGTAGCCCTCGTAGCCGCCGGCATCATTGATGCGGTAATTGACGTAGCGCACGCATACGACGAGGTCGCCCGTCTTGGTATCTAGGCACAGGGACGGCGTGGACGGCACGTATTCGCCGAGAAATGGCGCCAAGAGGTCGCGCCCCACGGCCGCCAGCGCCTCCGCGTTCCGGGGATGCAGGGGCAGCCCGTACTTGGTGGCCACGGCCGGCGCGTAGAACTTGTAGTTGGAGAGCACGTTGTGGTAGATGGTCCCCTCCAACGAACGGTATTGGATCACCTTCATGCAGACCCGGGACAAATTCACCTTGTCGGGGTTGCAGTAATACCCGAAAATGGACAGCTCGTAGTCCAGTTTGTAGTCGTAGACGTCGGTCTGCGTGAACAAGTAGTCGCGGTGGGGGTACGTGCGCCGGACCGTGTCGGCCATCTGCCAAAACACGTGGGCCAGACTGTTTTGCCCCTTTTCGCGGTAATGCTTGACGATTTCGTACAGGTTCTCGGCCCGCTGCGGGTACGCGTGGTACCCCTCCAACCACGTATGCAGGGCCCGGGGAAAATCGTCCAGGTCGCAGTAGCATTTGCCCATGGAGTAATAACTCTGCCAGACTTCCTCTACCCAGCCCCCGATGGTGATGCGTTTCTGGTAGGTTTCTATGGCGAGCTGGTGGGCGGCGCCGCCGTCGGGCGTGCCTATGCCGAGCGCCGCGGCATGGTCCCGGTAAGAATTCGCCAGGTAAAATGTGTAGCGGTCGTTATCGGGCAGCTCTTCCAGACCCCGTTTCAGGAGCCGGATATCGCGCTCAAATTTGTCGGCCTTGCTGCCGCCGTCGCCAATGTCGCGGATGAAGAGCTCGTTGTTCTCGTAGTTGCCGTAGGGCACGTCCTCACCTTCCGGCATTTTGACGTACTCGTGGGTCACCCCCCAGTAGGTGATGCCCATCCGGTTTTTCACGAACCGCACGTTTTTGTACTGGAAGGTGTCCGTCCCTTGGTACACCAAGAAGACGCGGTTGCGTATCAGGCGAGATTTGACCTCGGCCACGGACAGGTCGGGCCGCCGCCACAGCACCATGTCGGCGTCCATCAGAAGCACGTATTCGGAGACGTGGGACGGCATCTCGGCCGCGCGCTGGAGAGCAAAGGTCCGGTTGTAGCCGAAATCCCGAAACGGCTCCTGGACGATTTTACCCGGGACCCGGTGCTCTTCAAAAAAGGCGCGAATGACGTCCATGGTGTCGTCCGTGCTGCCCGTGTCGCAAATGCAGTAGCTGTCCAACAAATCCACCACGGAGGCCAACATGCGGCGAATGACGGCGCTCTCGTTCTTCACAATCATGTTGAGACATACCGTAGGCCCGTTACCGAATGCCGTAGGCCCGTTCATCGTACTTAGGCTCCAGTCCCCAACGAATGTATAGGATCCCTACGGACCGTGTCTTTACGCGGGTTTTGCGACCATCCCGCCTTCTTCTCCTTCAAAATGTCCCCCCATATAGTAACATAGCTCCCACCACTGTCGTAAGCCATGCAAACCAGTTTCAAGTGCGATTCCGCGCGCATAGAACAGTCCCTCAAAGTGAGCAGTTTTCCCGGCCGCTACGCTTTAGATGTCCCGGGCCCGGGTCTCAACCTGCCCATGCAGGACGACACGCAGCTGCGCATGCAGACCTGGGGCGCCAACCGCGGCGACAACTTTGTCAACCTGGAAAGCGACCTCCGCGGCATGACCCGCCGGCTCAACCGCGACCGACCGGAAGCGAACAACTACCGCGACCACGCCGTGGTCAGCCGCCCTCTCCAAAACTACTCCGTGGCCGACCCGTTTGTCCAAGAATCCCGGGCCAGTCATCCCGCCTTTATGTACCGCGGCGTGTCCCAAGACCGGTGGGAACAGCCCTTGCTCAACCCCCAAGCGCCCGTGGACAAGGATTTCTACGACAACATCCAGACCCGGATCCTGGAAAAGGACTATTATACGCCTAATTATACCACGCACTGAACCCGTACCCTAACCAATACCAGAACCAAGCCCAGAACCAAGATCAAATCTATCCAGATAATGTATAGGATCGCATCTCGGAGCCATGGTTCAACGTCGTGTCACGCGCCGTCGTCACCAAGGAGGTGTGGATATGGTCGCCAAAACTGCCACGACCACCGACCCTTATGCCGTGGTCGTAGATGCCTCTAACCACATGATGAGCCCCCATTCTGAACAGGACAGTTTAGTCTATAGCCCGGTGGATGCTTCTGGTTCTCCGGCCATGTCCTCTGTTTCCCCTACCCCCTCTCCCATGATGGATGTCTCGGGCACGGATGTCTCGGTTACCGATGTCTCTGGTATGGATATCTCGGGTACGGACGGGTCGGGTACCGCTGCTTATATTTATAAGAGCACGCAGATTTCCACGCAGCCGAATACGGACACCGATTACCAAGAAATTGGGGTCATCCATGTCACCGATTCCTCGCCCATCAACGCGGCGCGAGGTTTAGCGACCGACGTGGCGAACTTTTTCGGGTCCAAGGGATATGACAATACCGTGTTTGATTTTGCCCGCAACGACGCCTTGGAGAAGATGTCGGAGCAATTGACGGCAAGTCAAAGGGTCTGTAATTTGCGCATGGAAGTGTCCAACGACAAGAACTTGGTCTTTGTGCATTTGTACGGCACGCTCCTGGATAAGGCGGCGATTGCGAAGCGGGCCGACGCCTGAGCCCTCTCGTGAACCCATCGTTCATCTATATCATGTGATAATGTATAGATGACCGTTCCACCTACTCTGCGTGTGACACGCGGTAAATATGTCAAAAAGAGGCCACGCCCTCGTGTCACTTTGAAGAATTACCGACGCGGTTACCGGACGACCGTATCCCGAACCCGTCCTCCGAGCCAAGTCGGCCGCACTGCTCAAACCCGCAAATCATCCCATCCGACCTTGGTACATCACGTCAAACGGGCATTGCATCATACTGGTCATCATATACGTACGTTTGAACAACGGTTGCATAATTATTTTATTCAGCTTTTCAACGAGAACCGGTTGTATGTGACGAAAAAAGGGGGCGAATCTGCTGCGGCTCCCTCCGTTCCTTCCGCTCCCTCTGCGCCGCCTGCCCCCCTTGTCAATACGACCGCACCGCCAATGAATGCCGAACCGATTGCTACTGCTGTACCAGTTGCTACTGCTGTACCAGTTGCTGTTACTGAACCTGTGGATCAAGAACCGATTGCTACTACTGAACCTGTGGTTCTAGAACCTGTTGCGCAGGAACCCGAACCTGCGGTCCAAGAACCGGAAACCACTGCTACTGAACCTGTGGTTCAAGAACCTGTTGCACAGGAATCTGTGGTCCATGCACCGTCAGAAACAGGTGAACTTGTGGGAGAGACGGTTGCCGCAGTCGCGACCACGCAAGCCGAGGCCCCGGGAAATGAGGATATTCAACGTCAATTGAGCGACATTCAACAAAAACGCGCCGAATTGAGCAAAATGATCAATGACTACAATCAGCAACCCACCATGGAGCAACTGAACCGTATTCAAGAACTGCACGCCACCTACGATGACATGTTGCAGAATATACCCGAAGCCCCTTATGATGCCCCCTACCAGGTGGACGGCGTGGACGTAGAGTATTTAAAGGATAAATCCAAATTAGTGGGAGAGAAATTGACCGTATTTGACGACGAGATGAAAACCCGGTACCAGACGTTGCGGGACCAAGAAGCCCAAGTCCAGGCCCGGTTCGCCAATATCAACGCCATGTCCGAGACGGAAAAACAGACGTTGTACCAAGATGCCCAGGCGCTCAAAACCAACGCCGAAAAATTCACCAATGCCCAGCAGGATTTTACCGAGACGGGAAGCTACCAAGCCATCCAAAAACACCGGGTATTTGCCCAAGATACCAACCCCGAGGTCCAACGGTTCATGGAGGTGTACCGTGAACCCCAGATTCAAGCCGCGCCTCTGGTAATTGAGCAAAAACCACCGCCACCGCCTCCACCTCCACCGGTCTACACTGCACCAATACAACAGTATGTTCCATATTCTTATTCCTATCCAATGGCTTGTACAAGCCGCAGTGGCTGAGGATAAGCGACACGGGTCCACCTCGTGTCGAAGCCACCCTTGGTAGGAAACCGTGCACGGATAGAAAACACAGGATGACTTTCAATGGTCGGTCTCTTCCCCCTCCCGTAGGTACGGGCACCAAGGGCACCCAGGACCCCATAGAAACGAGATGTATTTTCGCCATATCCGTAATCTTTACCTACACATAATATAAATCGCACCATCACCATGGAATTAGTTCTTCCCGTTTTAGCCCTGGGTGGTCTCTACAAGGTCGCCCAGCAACAGAACAAAAAAGAAACGTTTGATAACGCCAACGCGAACAAACAGCGCGCGCGCAACGAACTCATTCCCAATCTGGACATTCCGAACCACAATTTCCCCGAAGAGTACCCGGTGCTTAATCCCGAGGCCGATCTCACCTCCAAGCTCTCCACATTGAATGTATTTGATGCCCCCTCGGTCTATACCGACAAGTATTTCAACGCCAATATGTTGGCCGCGCAATCGGCCAATCCGATGGGACCGTCCGTGGCCACCTACCGTTCCCTCACGGGTGAATCGGTCGGCGCCGACTATTTCCAGCACAACAACATGGTCCCCTTCTTCGGGTCCAAGTCCCACGCCAACAACGCACCCAATGCGACGGAATCCACTTTAGACAATTACGTGGGGTCGGGGTCGCAGTACATTACCAAGACGGAACGGTCCCCGATGTTTTCCCCCGATGAGAATTACCAGTGGGCCTACGGGATGCCGAGCAGCGCCGACTTTGTGCAGTCGCGTATGAACCCCAGTATGAATATGGCCAATGTCCGCCCCTTTGAGCCCGTGCAGGTGGGTCCCGGGCTGGGTTTAGGCTACACGGCCGGCGGCTCCGCCGGGTTCAATTCCGGCATGTTGGCCCGCGACCAGTGGCGCGAAAAAACGGTGGACGAATTGCGCGTGGCGAACAAGCAAAAGGCGTCGGGTCTGGGCATGCTGGGCTACGAGGGTCCGGCGATCAGTCACGTGACCCGGTCGGTAGAGGCCAAGGACATTGGTCAGTGGGAGCAACGCGGCCCGGACCGCACGTTTGAGACGGGGTCGGAGCGGTATTTTACGACCATGGGGGTCGCCACGGCGCCCACGGCCCGGTCCATCCCGATGCCCAAGCACGTGAGCCGCCCGGAGACGTCCACGGACTACACCGGCGTGGCCGGCAACGGACAGACTGCCCACGTCATTCGCGGCGAGTACATGCCCACGCACAACCAGCAACTGGACGCCTTCCCCCTGGCCCCCGCCTACGCGGTCGGCGCCGGGGGTGCCAACGAGGCCGATTTCGGCGCCAAATCGGTCAAGGCCTACCCGAACAACCGGTCCTTGGGCAGTGCGCGCACCGACGATAGCTATTTCGGTGCGGTCAAGAGCGGCATCGGGGCCGCCGTGGCCCCGTTCGTGGACATGCTCCGGCCTTCCCGCAAGGAAAACACGGTGGGGAACCTGCGCCCCTACCAAAACGCCAAGACGGCGGTGGAGGCGTCGTACGTCTATAATCCGAACGACCGTGCCCCCGTGACCATCCGCGAGACCACGGAGAACAGCAAGTTCCACCTGCAGGCGAATGCGAACCAGCGCGGCGGCGCGTACATGAGCACGCCGCACCAGGCGATTGCCAACGAACGCGACACCACGACCGAGTACTTTTACAGCGGGTCGGCCGCCGCGCCCGGCGAAGGCGCGCGGACCTACGACGCGGAATACCGGCAGCGCAACAACGACATCAAATCCAGCACCATTCAGGGTCGCATGGTGCCTGGCGGCATGGCCCTGCTGAACGGCCAGGTCAACATGCAGCAACGCCCCCAAGAAAAGATGCTGCGGAACGACCGGCCCGTGGACGGCATGCGGAGCTACACGGCACCGCCCTCCATGGACACGATGGGGGCGGTCCAGGGTCACGGCAACCTCTCTCTCTACCAGGGTCAACAGCTGGACCGCAACAACGGCGACGTGCTGGCGCAGCTCAAGGGCAACCCCTATACCCTCAATGTGGTGAACGGGCTCTGAATGCACCGTGGAGGGGGGCCGTGGACCCATGACATGTATAGGATCATATATGTCATGATTATATAGTTAGTCATGCCGAAGCGTCAGGTTCGGGCTACCCGCAAACGCTACAGCAGTCGCGGTGGCGACGGGACCCCCCGCCGCTCTGCGACTACGGCTAAATCACGCATGGTAGACGCTGCCCGGGCCCTGGGCGCGGCCAAGCGTCATACCGACCAAGTGTCGCAAATGATGCGAGAAACGGAGCAGGCGTTGGTGAAAGACATCGTAGAACAGGACCCCCATTACGCCGAATTTGCGGCAGAGGACGAGGATTTAGCCCAGGCTCATCTGGACAATATGCTGTTTGAAGATGCCTCGTATCGGAAAGCCAAGGCGCAGGTGCACAATGCGGTGCAGGAAGAAGAACGGTTGCGTCAAAAATACGACAATGCGATGAAAATGTACGAACGTACCAAGATTGCCCAGACCAAACGCCACCGTCTAGAAATGCATCACGATTTGAGTAAAAAAATACCGGCCGAATTGGCCCGTACCATCGTGGAATCGGGGATGCCGATTCCGACGTACCGTCATGCACCTGAGAACAGCGTCATCGCGCGTAATTTTCGTCGTCGTATAGATGGTCTGTCGGGACGCTCGGACCAGACATCGCCACTGGAACCGTCTCCTTAGGCGCCTTCGTCTCCCTTTACCACATATTCCATCATGAAATATTCTTTGGCGGGGTCGTAGAATTCATATTCCATCAGTACAGGATATGTACCGATGGACTCTCGGGTCCAACGGAACCCGTAAGCTTCGTAAAACAACACGGCGTCTTCCACCGAGGACAACAGGATTTTGGTAGGTTGAATACCCACCATGTCCTCGCGAATCCGGTCTACCAAGCCGTCCAGTAAGCGCGATGCGTATCCGTTGTTTCGGAATCCGCGCTTGGTGCAGGTCAACAGAATGTAATACCGTATTTCGTCGGGCATCCGGCATTTGCGGTAAATGAGGAGCGACGGGCAATTGCTCATGTCAAATTCTTGGTCCAGACAGTGGAAGGCGATCACAATACGCGAATCGTTCAACAGGTTGCTCAAATATCGGGGTTGAATGATGCCGTAACAGTATTTGACCACCAGATACTCGTATTGGGCCACAAAGGACTGTAACTGGTCTATCATGGTTTCCAAGGGCGCATGGTCCATGATGTCATGGATAATTCGGTCGGAATAAAAGTTCATGCGTTTCGTAGGGTCCGTAGATAGTGATAATAATGGGGGTGGGAGCGAAAATTCAATTTTTGTTCACTTACACTTAAGAACGCCGTTTAAGTTTGCGGGTTTTATTTTTTCTATATCTTTTTCCTTTTGGATGCGGTTTGGATACCGAGTGGTTCGTATCTCGGACTCGTGTCTGACGTTTCACCCGCCGCCGTCGTCGGCCTCCGTACAGCACTTTAAAATCGTCGTCATCGTACTCTAATCCTTGCATTTTCTCCTCGATCAGCGCCTCGTGCTCCGGGTATGACCTCAACAGATAACTCTTCAGGTTGGCCTGGCGGGCCGTTGCCCGGATCTTGGCTTCGTCCTCCGCGAACCCGGTTGCTTTACCGTCGTCCCCCACCTTGTGTTCCTTGTACCAGGCCTGGATGAGTTCCAGAATCTTCTTCTGGGGAGTGGATGTAATGGCGTCCACCAAGTCATCCCACTCTGGTTTCTCTTCACCTAGAGATCTCATCGCCTGTATCGCACTGACGAGCGACAACATAATGCGTTCTAACGCCCCTATCACACAGGTCATGCCATCCGTCCCTTCGTAGGCGGTCGTACAATCCTGGATGAAAGCTTCTATGTAGGCTCTCTGGAATGCAGGGGATTGTTCTTTGACATATATCAGGGTGTAAAATATACCTGCTTTAAAATCCAGAGACGTATCCTTAATTGTATATATTTGGCTGCTCAAGCGATTCTTTAAAATCTTGTCCAATAACTTCCGTTGCTGTTCCAAGGTCTCCTGGTCTATACCATCGTCGGTATTTACAAGGCTTGTCATATAACGATTAATATGTATGTCCATAGTGATTGAGAAATCCGCACGGGCCAACAATGCTTCCCTTCCCCCCATGGAATTCGTATAAGCACTGAGAAGTTTTTTATAGTTAATATTTTCAGATGCTTTGTGGACCTGAAATGCATCCACCCGAACAGCCGGTCTTTCTACAAAGGTGGCCATTTTTCCTATATAATAGTGTGATAAATATACTAAACCGTTGTAATTTACCGTAGGATCCGGCGTTTCATCGTGCGCCTCCGGGGCCCGTAAGGTTGTACGACAATCCCACCTCCCCTCGTTTTTTTCGCCGCATTGTAATGGGCCACGCACTCTTTCAGTTGCGCCACCGTGGGCGACGTTGTTCCGGAGGACAAGACCTCGGAAAATGCTTCGGCCACCAGTTCGGCGAAAAACCGGACTTCCACCAAAATCCGATGGTCCTCTATCACCATTTGGCTGGAGTAAATGTCCACCTTGGCGTAGTAGAGCCAGTCGCGCATCTTGGCGTCCTCCACTGGACTGAGGACACTCATCGGAGCAGGCGCATCAAAAAACTGCAGGTACGATTTCAGGGCATACCGGGGGTCGCCGTAGTGCGGGTGCGTGGGGGGCAAATCGTTGGACATGTCAAACGCTTTCTTGCGCGCCTTCCCGGCCGCGAGGCCCTCCCACACCTCGGGTTGCAGCAGCAGGCGCTGCAGGGCTTCGGCGGTCCGGGGGTCGTCTATGGACCATGCATATCGCTCGGCCAAAAACGCCTTCATGGCTTGGTACAATTGGGCATTGGAATGCCGCGAATTGAAAAACAGCGCGTCTTTGAAATACTTGGCTCCCTCCGTACCCTTGTCGCCGTTAAACTTGGCGATGTAGCCGTAGTATCGCACGATTTTAAAAATAAAGAGCCACAGGTAGCCCTGAAAGGTGGCCAAGTCTTTGCCCGTGGGTCGCTTACCTTCGGCGGGCCACATATCACGGTTATCCGTGAGGGCATGGACTGCGGCCACTACGTCGTCCACGGCTTTGACCAAGCGGTCGCGCATGGTTGACTTAGGACTGTCGCTCGGAACTGGACCCTTTAGGCTGAATGGTTTCACCATTTCGACCAGGATGGGGATCACATACATCGCTTGACATGAAAAGGTCATTTGTGGCTTGATTTTCACGTTGTTGATGGTGTACGGGGCCTGGGCCTGGCCCGGTTCTTTGTATTGAATTTGCATGTAGTGCAAGTTGGTATCGGGGGCGCGAAAGAGCATACGGGTGCGCGGGTGCAGGACGGCTTCTTGGTCCGTCCCGGAAAAGTTCAGCATCAAGGTGCCGGGGGTCGCCGTGAGTGTGTCCAGATGCCGCAGCAGGGCCCCGAGGAAGGTGACGAACGTGTCCAGGATGAGGGTTTTGCGGGGGGCGGGCCGCAGAAAGGTCCCGACCCACTCCACGTCGGAGAACTGGCCACAGGGGCGGGGGTCCCTATAGACGAACTGTATGGGATGCACGACCCCCGCTTCGGTTCGGAACGTGTAGAGTGCGTTCTTGTAGTCTTCGGCGACCGCGGCGACGCGGGCGTCGCATTCTTCCTCTACTTCATCTGCCTCGCTGGCCTCCGCTGCCTCCGCTGCCTCCGCTGCCTCCGCTGCCTCCGCTGCCTCCGCCGCCTCCGCAAGACAGGCGGCGTTTTCTACGGCCACGGCGGCTTCTAAAGGGTCTTCACATACCTTTTGCAAATACCGTGTTAAATTCGTCTCGGCCATGTCATTGGTCACCAAGAAGGAGAAGGCGTCATCCGGCAAGGCGGCGCCGGGCCGGGACAAGGGCAACGTGAGAATCTCTTGGCGACGCACATTGTCTGCCGGCAACTTCTGTACCATGGCTAAATCGTTGGCGGCCAGGTCCGTATGCAAGAGTGTGCCTTGTCCTTCGCCTTGTCCGGCTTTGCCCGACCCGGCTTCGCCTTGTCCGGCTTTGCCCGACCCGGCTTCGCCTTGTCCGGCTTTGCCCGACCCGGCTTCGCCTT